TCACTCGCCGATGGCTTTTCCCCGGCCATTCCCCGACTGCGTTTCCATGGAAGGGAGATCATCAACCCGGTTCCACTCTTCGCTGGCGACCACGTGCGAGTAGCGTTCGGCGCTGCGCACATTACGCCAGTTGCCGGTCGCAGCTAGCCCCTGCACGTCAGCCCCGGCATACCGGCGCAGCCATGTCGCCCAGCTGTGGCGGAATACATGGCAGGTCACGAAGTCGAGCCGGTAGGCGGGCGCCTTCCAGCCCTTGATCCAGTATTTCGGACATTCCAGCCCGCAAGCGGCCATCTTGGCCCGCCTCAGCAGCCAGTCGATCTGGCTGCCGCCCCGCCAGCGAAACAGGAACTTGCGGTCAGGGTTCTTTGCAAGGTGTGCAAACAAGGGGCCGACCAGCTCGGCCTTGAGGTGCAGCATCCGCGGATCCTCGTTCTTCGAGGTCCGAAGCCATGCGGCACGCTCCTCCGGCCGGACGTCGGCGGCGAGCAGATGCTGCCCCTCGCTCTTGCGGATGCCGGTGAAGATCAGCATGCGCAGATAGAGACCGAACTCCTCCTCGATCTTGTCGGCCTCGCCGATGATCAGGAAGGCGTCCTCCGGCCACATGAAGACGTTGCGGGGGCGTCCGCCGGCGCCTTTGGGTCGTCGGATGGTCGGGCAGCTGTCGCCCAGGACATGATGCATGACCGCCGACATCGGCGTATGAACGTAGGCGTTGAGAGTGCCGCCGTTCGTGATGTGGGGATAGAGCGCGCCGGATGCCCCGTCGATCGCCTGCTGGTCGATGTCCCTGAGCAGGGTGTCCCCGAAGTGCTTGACCAGCGGGAAGAGATGCCGGCCGGCGCCGCCGGACCGGAGATAGGATTCGACGGCGCTTACGAAGGTTGGCTCTCGCGGACCAGGCGCAGCCTCGGGGGCTGGCCACTGTCCGTGGTCTTCGATGCACCGCTCGATCTCTCTGAGCTTTTTCTCAGCGAGGGCTCGCCGAGGAGATCCGCTACTGCATTCCACGTAGACGCCAAGGTAGGTTCCACGGACCTCGAAGTTGGGCGTTTTGCCTTTCCGCGGCGGCCTGAGCTTGAGCGGCACTTCAACCCCTCCCGTAACGCACACTCGATGCGGGCGATGTCCTCGGACCTGAAGACCTTACCCCGCCCCATCGGGGTGTAATAGGGCTGGCCGGACTTATCCCGGGGGTGCGCACGGAGCCATTCCGCCAGCCAGCGGGTCGATGGTGCCTTCAATTCGGCGGCGACTTCGGCCAGGGTGAAGCGCTGGATCATCGGCCTTCATGGTCCTTGTTCCAGAACGCCGACCCGGTCCCCGCGTAGGATCCTGATGCGTCCGGCGCCGGTTCGTGTCGAGAAACCGACCAATACGCGCCGTCAACCCTCTCGAATTTGATCCCGCCGAAGGTGAGGTGACCGAGGGCGCGAAGTTCGATCCCACCCGCCTGTAATTCCAACGCCGGCATTTCTTGCTGGAGCTCGGTCGACAACCGATCGAAGATCGGTGCCGGCAGCTTGACCGCCACGTGATCGGTGATGTTTTCTTCGGTCCAGCGAGACAGGCAGAGGTGCCGCAGTGCATGGGTGATTGTGCGGAGATCAGAGGTCGCGGTCATGTTTTGCTCTCTCCTGCCTGCGCCAATTGGCGCACCCTGGTCTAGGACTTCAGCACCAGGGGTGCCCCGCCATCCGGATTGCCGCGTTCGATGCACATGGCTGCCGGCGAGCCGCAGGCCGAATGAGGCGCGATGGCGCGGATGAAGTGCGCTCCGAGCGGAGGGGTGGTGTCCACGTAGGTTCCGGGTCTCACGCGCTCACGCCCCTTCGCAGAGGCTTTGGTCATCGCGGCGATGAAGGCGTCGTTCGATGCAATTGCCGCATCGCGCTGCGCCTTCTCGGACAGCGTCAAATATTTGTCGAAATCGACGCGCTCCAAAGCGTCAAGTCTGACCTGGCTCATGATTTTCCCCGTTCCAAGATGGCGACAAAAACAACCGCCCGCATCGCGAGAAGATCGCCGCGCTGGGCGTAGAGCCGCTGGGCCACCAGCAGCGGATTGATGCCGAGTGCCTGCCAGAACGCATCCTCCGAGCCCTTGTGCTGGGCGTGGCGGGCATTGAGGTGGTCGTCGCGGCAGAGCGGCAGCGCCCAGCAGTCTTCCGGCTTCTTGCCCATGCCGCTCGACTTGCCGAAGGCGGCCGATGCGAGGCGCACATGCGCAGCCTCGCCGCAGGGGTCGACGCCGCAATAGAGGCATGGACAGTCGCGCACGGCTTGGAGGTAGGCAGGATCGTCGGCTGGCCCGGCCTTGAAGTTGCGCGTTTGCGCAATCTCGCAAACCGGCTTCAAGAGCGATCCTGGCGCCGCGGGCGGGGTAATGCGCTGGGGGCGGGTGATGCTACTCATCGCTGATCACCCTCGCGATCAGCTGTTGATGCGCCTCGTAGCGGGCGGGCTCCACCAGCATCATGACGTCGATCGCATTGTAGCCGCGCGCGTGCAGGCAGCGGTGTGCATCGGCCGGATCGATGGCGGCGTCGTCGGCCAACAGCGCCGCGGCCATCTGCAGCGTCATCGCTGCGCGGCGTTCCTCGACGCCCATCAGCGGGCCGTCGATCAGGAAGCATCTTGCGGGGATCGTGGTCATCGCCAGAACACCTTTGCGCAATGCGGGCAGACGACGGCGCCGCAGGAGGCGATCGCGTCATGACCGGCGGGGTTGAGGCAGTCGTTGTCGAGACCGAACGGATCCTGCCCGGCCAGGACGTCGCCGATCTCCTGCTCGCAGATGAAGCGTGATACGGCGACGGAGGCGGGCACGCGGTGAACCGGCTGTGGCTGGCGGGTGCGATGGAAACCCATGTTGATTTTTCCGAGTTGAAATGAGGGACCTCGAAGAGTTGCAGGCGGCGGGTCCGGGGCTGGCCATCCCCGCCGCCTGCATGTGCAGCGCCGCGCCTTGCTATCGGCGCCGCGCCAGACCCCGCTACCCGGCCGCCGCCGCGAACTCGGGCAGGGAGTCGTTCAGGTCGGCGGGTGCCGCGTCCGCCTTGATCCTGGAATGCGGGATGTCATCGGCGAGCGGCGGCACGTGCTCGGCTTCCATCGCGGCTGCGTAGCGCGACGGCTTGCCCTCCAGCGCCTGGTGCAGGCTGTCATAGCCGGCGCGCAGCGTGAGCAGGTCGAAGGTCTCCTCGATCTCGACCCACCCGGCGGAGAAATGATCCTTCATCAGGACGACGCGGCGCTGCTTGTCGGCCACGGTCTGGCCGGGGACGTGCATCGTCAGCAGATCCTTGATCTCGTCGAGCACGATCTTGCGCTGCACGGGCTGCCAGTCGCGACGCTCGGTCTTGATCATGTGGGTCGAGTCCCCCATCGCCTGCACGCCGACATGCTGGCCGCCGATGTTGAGACGCAGGATGTGGGGCGCAAACGCGGTCCAGACCTGCTTGACCAGGGTTTCGGTCGGAAGGCGTTCGCCGTTCTCGTAATAGCCTTCGAACTTGAAGTCCTTGCCGTCGAGCAGCATCGAGCGGTCCTTCACGACGGAGGCGACGTGGGCGACCTTGTTGGTGCGCAGGTTCATGTCGCGCTCCATCAGCACCAGCAGCGAGGGTTCGAAGCCGGTCTCAGTCTCGGTCTTCATCTTGACGCCGACCTTCTCGAACTGGCGCTTGCCGTTCTCGTCGGTATATTGCTCGGTGTCGTCGCCGGCGCGCCCGCACATGATGATGTGGAGCTTGGAGTTGATGTAGAGGTCGGTGAACTGCTGCCAGCCGTGCGGCCCCTTGAGGAACGACCAGTCGTCGATCTGAAGAAAACTGCGCTGCTTCTTCTTGAGGTAGCTCTCCTGGAGCTCGCGCCACGGATGGGTGATGCTGTCGATGATCAGCACGGAGGCGTTCTCCTCCGCCCATTTCATCGCCGCGATCAGGTCCGAGAAGGTCCGCTTCTTGGCGACGACCAGCGGGATACCGACCTCCTCGAACAGCGGGATCATCCAGTCAGAGCCCGTCTCGGTATCGAAGAAGGCGACCGGCTTGCTCGCATAGGTCACGCCGCAGGCCTTGAGGTGGCGGACGAGGGCGATGGCGAACAGGCTTCCGGTCACTGACTTGCCGGCACCCTGCTTGCCCATGAATCCGGCTTTGAGATGCGCGGTCGTGGACGCGGCAGGTGCGAAGATGTTGTAGACGTTGGACATGGCGGCGGGCTCCGTGGTGGGTTGGGTGGGTGCGACCGTCGCGGCGCGCGCGGCCGTGGAAACGGGGGTAGGTGCGGCGGTGGGCGTAACGCGCGCCTTCCTTGGTTTGCGCGCCGGCTTGTCGCCGCTGGCGTGCTGCTCGAAGTCGACGATCCTGGCTTCGCCTGCGGCGACGTAGGCGGTATCGATCCTGGGTGCCGCGGGCAGCACGATGACCGCCGTCTCGTTGCGCATGCGCTCGGCGAGCTGGGCGGCGAAGCGGTTGTGGTTGGTGCGGTCTTCCATCACGCCCTCCGCGCAAAGCTGCGGCGGCGGCTCGCGGTCTCGACCGCGCACTCGGCCTCGTAGGTGGCGTTGCCATCGACGGCGCCGAGGAAGGCGCCCTGAAATGGCCGCATGTCGACGTCGGTAGCGACGCGATCGGCAACGCCGGAGCCGACGGCATAAAGCCACTGGTCGAAGATGTTGGCGGCATCGCGCAGGTGATCGGAGACTTCGCCAATCGCTTCGGGAACGGGCAGCGCGAGCAGCCGCGCAATCAGCGCGGCGCTGGCGGCCTTGAAGGGGTTTTGGGAAGGGGCGGGCTTGCTGGAGGTGGTGTCTGCGGCGGCGGACATGTGGGGCTCCGTTGGGTTTCAACGGAGCGGATATTGCGATAATCGCAAATTACAGTCAATAGAAAATTTGCGGTAATCGCAAAATCAGGGTCTATCAAGCAGATGGACTACTTAGTACGTCGTGCAATTCGTCGTGGTTCCGAAAGTTTGGCACTGAGTCTGCCTAACGGGCGGCGGTCCAGGGGCGACCATAGGGGGAATGGTTACGGCCGTTGCTGGAGGCATACGCGGAGGATCACCTTTAAGCGGAAAGCTTGGGATTTTGCCGTCCGAAGGGCCGCACTGATAGGTCATCGCGTACCATGTCACCGGCCCGGGCAAGGCATCGGCAACCAAGCCGCCTGCGTGGCTTTCGCTATCGAGGACTTGGTAAGGACCTCGACACGTCGCGGATGCGGTCTTGAAGCAGCCGTTGGGGGACTGGCTGCATTTGGTCGAGTTTGCAGTCGCGCCGGATGGGCCGGTGAAGGTCTCTTGCGTCGTGTTGCAGCCGGCTAGAGCGATTGCCAAGCACACGGAAAAGCCGGTCACGCGCCACATCATCGTTGTCCCGCGAGTTTCTTGGAAATGCGGCTCTGCGCTGCCCGCCCGATCTGCCGCCATTCTCCCGCCCGGACGACCAGTTGCACCTTGGAAATCCACGTCAGCTTGACGTCCCGGATCACGGGGGCGTTGAAGCTCTCCAGGTTGAAAAGCTTGGCCTTGCTGCCATGCAGGATCCGCTTGAGGTAGCGCTGGCCCTGGTCGGTCATGACAGCCGCTTCCCAGCCGATGACCTCGTTGGCGTTGGTGCCCTCTTTCCAGCACAGGACGACGTCGCCGGGATCGTACCGCGGCCACATGCTCTCGCCCTCGACCTCGAAAGCCAGCGTGTTGTCGGGGACGGGGAAGGGGACTTCGATCTGGAACAGGCCCTCGGGCGGCAGCTGCTCGAGTTCGGGCAGTATCTCCTGGCCCGCGCCGATCCGGCCGACGACCTTGACCACAGTTTGCGCCGCCTGAGACGCGCGTTCCTTCGCCTCGCGAAGACCAGGCGGCTCCTCCTTGAAAAACTCAGCCATTCCAACGAGTTCTTCAAGCGATATATCGCGGGTCTCTTTGGAGTTGCTGATGTTGGTCATTCGCGTGACGGCGTCGGGGCGAATGTTGAGGTGATTCGCCAGTCCGATACGCGCGCCCCGGCCCATCCGCTCAAGTTGTTCACTGAGCCAACGCCGTTGTTTGTCACCTAAGCTGTTCATATCGCAATCATTTGCGGTATTCGCAAAATAGTCTATCGCGACAATCGCAAAATTCGTTTGACTACAATTTGCGATGATCGCAAATTGCGATCCATGAGCTTGAACCCCGCCAAGAGCGTTATCGAGAAGATTGGGGGCGCAGAGACGGCTTCCCGGGTCACGGGCAAGCATATCTCCCGCGTCTACCGCTGGACTTACCCTGCGTCGCGCGGCGGCACTGGTGGCGTTGTGCCTCATGACGACGCCATCAAGCTCCTCGATTACGCGCGCGAAAACAGCATCACGCTAACGGCGGACGATTTTATGCAGGCGCCGTCGACTGTGCCGGAGGCAGCCGAGCCGCAGCAGCCCGAACAGGTGCAGTCATGAGCGATCGAGCAAGCGATCTCGTACGGGACTTTTTCTGGTTCGACATCGATCGGGCCATGATCAATGCCGGCCTGGTCGAGAAGAAGCTGATCGAGCACGAGGGTCCGACGGGATTCCGCGACCCGCACGAAGAATTCGTCATTCGTATTTACTGCGCGATGGACCGCGCCCGCCGTGAGCGTGAACTTCATGAAGCGCTCGCCCATGCTAGTTCAGCCCACGCGAAGGCGCGGGCGGAGGTTTCAGGGCATCTGTCAGTTGAGCCAGTAGTTGTTCCGCCACCGCCGGATCCATGGAGACATGGATCATGTTCTGGGCGGTTCGGAGACTATCCGGTCCGGCGGGCGCACACCGAAGCTGAAGGACGACGAATGGACGACCTTGCGGCGTCCTTCGCTGATCGGCGTGCGCCGTCTCAACGTAAAAGTGACGATCGTCATCCTGGCTCATCGGGCGTGCACCTTCCTCAATTTCCAGTCAGGGCCTGATATATCATGAGTTTCCGTTCCGTTGTTGCCCCGCAGAAGCGCTACGCGCTGAAGATGACCTATTCGCCCTATCTCGACCGCGCCAAGCTGCGCGGCAAGGAGGCGATCGAGCAGATGGCCAACGACTTCCTGATGTTCGCGGCCTCCGCCGGCTCGGTGAACCAGGACGACCTCGAGCTGCTCGGCTGGACCCGGACGCAGGTCGTGCTCCACACGTCGGATGCGCGTCATCTTGCCAATCATCGCGCCGACCAGGAACGCCGCAGGGTGTTCGCATGACGCCGGCATCAGTGCAGCGCCAGCGCGATTGCGGTAACGGCCAGCACCATGGCCGCGAACGCAAGTCCGAGTGCGATGCGGCCCGTCGTCATGGCGCGATCCGCCATCGTGTAGACCTCGTCGATGGCGCCGTCCGTGTAGATCGCCTGAGCCTCGATTTCGGCGTCCGTCATGTCCAGTTTCCAGTTCGTGTTGCGTTGCGTGGAGTGTCTGCGTCATGGGCGAATCAAGCCGGCGATCAGAGGCGCGCGCAAGCGCTTCCGAAGAACAAACGTGCAAGTTTGGAACAGTTGTTCGGGCGCTATGGCCGACCAAGCCGGCGCTCAACCTGGCGCAGCGTGCGGGCCTCACGGAGCGAGGTGCGCAATACCTCATCGACGGCAAGCGCAAGCCGAACGCCCGCGCGGCGCTCGCCGTCTACGCCGAGATCATCGAGTGAACTTCGCGAGGCGCAAGGCCGCCTCGTCATCCGCGTTCCCGCGTCTGTAGTTGCGTATCCCCACAGTTTGAGTCGCTGCAGTCGTCCGCAGTCTTTGCGGCGAGTGATAGCGGCTGTCTCGAAACGACCTTAGCTCGCGCGCCGCGGCGATCCTCAGCGGCAGGAGGAAGGAAATGAACATCCGAGATTACGACCCCGCGATGGGGCAGGCCTTTCAGGGTGACGTCGCGATCATTCCGATCCCGGCCGATATCCCGATCGCAACGATCGAGGAGATCGCGCCAGTCGAAGGCCGCCTGATCCTCCAGGAGGGCGAGGTCTCTGGTCATCACCATGCCGTCGATCTGCGCCAGCGGAGCTTCCAGGCGCAGCCGCGCGAGGTTGGTGATCCGCTGATGGCGACACGCGATCCGAAGCTGAAAAAGGCGCTCGGCGGCATGGCCAAGCAAGCCGTCGGCGCGGCACGGATGTACCGCGATGCCGGCGTTGCAGCCGAGATGCTCCGCCGCGGCCTGCTGACGCGAACTGACCTTGCCATTGCGTGCCTGGTGATCGAAGGCGCACCGATGTCGGTCACCCACGAAGAGCACGACGGCATCCGCCTTCCGGCCGGCCGCTACCTGATCGGCCGTCAGGTCGAGAGCGCAGGCGCCGAAGAGCGCGTGGTGCGCGACTAGCCTCGCGCACCATCGTCCCACAGCAATCGGAGGAGACAAGGGCCATGGCGAAGATCCAGAAGATGACGGATGAGCAGCAAGCCGCGTTGCCTGCATTCCGCGAGCAGTGGCGTGCGGTCGGCTTGTCGACCGCACCAATCCACGAAGAGGCTGCGCGAAGCGCAGTCCGCGCTCTTTACAAAGCGGGCGACCAGGCCGAGCCGCTTGCGGTCATCACACTCGCCTCGCCGATGGCGTGCCTGATCGCACGCGCCATTTGCGAAAAATTGCTGAAGGAAAATCTCAGCGACAATCAGCGGCTGGTGTTGGAGAGAAAGCTCAGGGACCAGCTCTGGGACCAGCTCTGGGGCCAGCTCAGGGACCAGCTCGGGGGCCAGCTCAGGGGCCAGCTCGGGGGCCAGCTCGGGGGCCAGCTCAGGGACCAGCTCGGGGGCCAGCTCGGGGGCCAGCTCGGGGGCCAGCTCTGGGACCAGCTCTGGGGCCAGCTCAGGGACCAGCTCTGGGGCCAGCTCAGGGACCAGCTCGGGGGCCAGCTCAGGGGCCAGCTCAGGGACCAGCTCTGGGGCCAGCTCAGGGACCAGCTCTGGGACCAGCTCAGGGACCAGCTCAGGGACCAGCTCTGGGACCAGCTCAGGGACCAGCTCTACCAATCTTCGTACTTCATCGGCGGCCTCGATGCCTATTGGCTGGCCTTCTATGAATACGGAGAACGGATTGGCGCGCGCTACGAAGCGCGCACCAAACTCCTTTTTGACGCCTACCGCGCTTACGCGCTCTCGGCGGGTTGGCTCTACCCGTACAAATCGATCGCGTTCGTCAGCGATCGGCCGGCGGAGATTCACTTTGATGCGCAGCAGCGCCTGCACTCGGCAAACGGAATGGCGGTCCGCTTTCGCGACGGCTGGGGCCTTCACGCCTGGCATGGCCTCCGGGTTCCGGCACGTCTGATCGAAGCGGCCGAGTTCTCGGCCGACGCCGTCGAGGGTGAAGCCAACGCCGAGTTTCGCCGCGTCCTGCTGGAGCGTGAATATGGCGGCCGGAGCGGCTTTGAGCTCTACGCCGAACAACGCGCTGCGAAAGTCATCAGCGAAGACATCAGCCACGGTTTCCCGCGCAGGCTCCTCGAGGTGAATGTGAGGGGCGAGAGGATCCGTGTCGTTGAGGTGATCAACGGCTCGCTCGAGCCTGACGGCACGCGCCGCAAATTCCACCTGGGCGCCATGGCCGGCGATACGCCCGCCGATGTGATCGCCGCCAGCTACGGCATCGCGCCCAAGCACTACCGCGAAGCGGTTCGGAGCTAGGCGACCATGGCCAATCCACGGTTGACCGAGATCCAGATCGTAACGCTCAAGCAGCTCGCGATCACCTGCGCCAATGGCGGCATGTCCACCCTCACGCGCAAGCAGCGTGAGGCCATGGTGCCGCTTTGGCGCCGCAACCTGATCGAGATCTGGACCCGGCAGATGCCGGGCGAACGCTCTCGCGGGCCTTTCTTCAAGCCGACCGACATGGGCTGGGCGCTGATCCGGTCGATCTATGCCGGCGGCGAGCGACGCGATCAGGAAAGGCAAGCCGCATGAGCGCAGCCGATCTCGTCAACTGGGGCTTTGCCTACGTTCTGATTGGCGCCGTGATGTGGGCGCTGATGTATGCGGGCGGCCTTATCGAAGAGGCTCTTGGCAAAGCCTCCCGTAGCAGCCGGGCGATCGTCTCCATTGGAGCGATCGCCGGCTGGCCCGTTATCGTCCTGGTCTTCGTGGCGGGATACATCAACGGCGCGCGCGGGAGGGCCCGGTCGTGATCCTCGAGCCCGGCCACGACCCGATCAAATTCCACCCTCTGGCCAACCTGTTTCCGATGCTGTCGGACCAGGAGCTGGAGGACCTCGGCGAGGATATCCGCCTCAACGGTCAGCTCGAGGATGTAATCCTGCATCGGGACATGATCCTGGACGGCCGTAACCGCTACACGGCGGCAACGCGGAGGGGGCTGCCCGTTCGTTGCGGGATTTTCGAAGGCGACGATCATCAGGCTCTTCGCTTCGTGGCATCCAAGAACCTGTGGCGACGTCATCTGAAAGAAGGTGACCGCGCGCGCATCGCGGCACGCATCACCACACTGAAGCTTGGGTCCAACCAGCACACCCAGGCTGCGCCAATTGGCGCACCCCTTCTCGATCTCGTCGAAGAAGCCGCAGGCAAGCCTGCCGCAACTTCGCTTCCGATGATCTCGCAGTCAGAGGCCGCAGAGATCATGAACGTCGGGCGTCGCAGCGTGCAGCGCGCGGTCGTATTCGAGGAAAAAGCCTCGGACGAACTCAAGGCCGCCTATGAGCAGGGCAAGGTTTCGATCTCGACTGCAGCCGAGATCGCGGAAGCGCTGCCGCCGGAACAGCAGAAGGCGGTCGCCGAGCTGTCTGAAAAGGAAATCCTCGATCGAGCCAAGATCATCCGGAAAGAGCAGAACGACAAGCGGCGCGCCGATCGGGCCGATGACATCCGCAAGAAGGCGGAGGCCTCAACCTCGCTGCCGACGGGCCGAAAATTTCCGCTAATCTATCTCGACCCGCCGACGAAATTTGCGGCTGGCGATTCCGATCGTTCGACTGAGAACCACTATCCGACGATGACGGAGGAGGAGATCTCGGCCTTGCCGATCGCCGATCTCGCGCTCGACAAATGCGTGATGCTAATCTGGACTACCGTTCCCTGGCTGGAAAAGACGCTGCGGCTCATCAAGGGGTGGGGCTTCGAATACAAGTCTTGCGCGGTCTGGGACAAGGTCGACATCGGGCTCGGCTATTGGTGGCAGAACCAGCATGAGATCCTGATCTCGGCGTCGCGCGGCGATCCTGTGACCCCCGAAAACGGCTCGATCCTGGGCCCCTCGCTGTATCGCGAGAAACGCGGCCGTCACTCTGCGAAGCCCGAATATTTCCGTTCGATGATCGACGGCGTCCCCGAATGGAAGGACTGGCCGAAAGTCGAACTGTTCCCTCGGGTCAACGGATCGCTTCCAAACGGGTGGTTCGGCTGGGGCAATGAGGCAAACGTGCCGCCGCAGCAATCGCTCGGCATCGAGGACGAGGAACAGATGGCATGACGCGCGATCTCTACGATATCGCAAAGCCCGTCCGTGATGCGGCTCTCGCCGAGATCATGCGCTGCTTCGAGGCCGACACGAAGGCTGACGGCGTGCCGGTCAGTCCAGCCATCCTGGAGGGGCACAAGCTCGGCACGCACATGCAGGCCTTGTGCGTTGCCCACTGCGCGGAGCGCTATAAAAGCTTCACGTCCGGCTTTGTGATCGACGATCCCATCGTCGACATCTACGCGGTTGCACTCGCCCAGGTCGGCGCGCACATGGCCGCGACGGCGCGCCCGACCACGGGGGGGCGCCCGGTAAGCCCGACCGTCTCCGGGCAGGCCTTCATCAAGAAGGTGGCGCAGCTGTTCTTCCAGCAGCTGGTGCACATGGAGCATGGCCTCCTCGATTTCAACATTCCGTTCCAGCGCAGCGACGACGGCTCCATCGCCGTGGAGACGTTCGATCTTGCGGCCATGCTCAACAAGGGGAGGGGCGAGTGAACGAACAGGATCAAGCTCCCGGCTTCGTCGTGTCGGATGATGCAGCCCGCTATGAGGCCATCAAGTCGACGATGAAGAGGACGCTCTCCAAGCGCGGCGAGCAAAAGCCCAAAGCCGCGCGGCCTGCCGTCACCTATCGGGCCCAGCGTCGCAACGAGGCCAAAGCCAAGAAGAAGGCGATGTATCGCATCGGCGAGGACGTCAAGGAGGGATGGTCTCCCGCTGTCGAGCTCAACCGCTCGCCGAACTGGACCCGTGCGCAGTCCTATGGCTACGCGCGCGAGATCTCACCTGTGCCGGAAAGGCCTGTGCGATGAACGGTGCCGCCCTATGGTTCTTCATCCTCAGCCTTCAAGCGATGCCGTTTGAGGCCTCGCGCCTTGGTCCCCTGACAAAGGATCAATGTGTAGCGCTGCAGCAGGCCTTGCCTGGCGTCGACGGCAAGTGCGTCAAGCTCGTCGGGGTGAAGACCTGCAATTCATACGGAGCTGGCGGCAGCGTCTGTCCGATTCTCGAAGGCGAGATGGTGCGATGAAGCAATCCAAGCTGATGTCTCTTTTGGAGACGATCATGTCGACCGCGATCGGCTTTGCCGTCGCTCTACTGGCGCAGATCTTCGTCTTCCCGCTGTTCGGCTTTCGTCCCGCGCTGCACGAGAACCTGATGATCACGGCGATCTTCACGGTTGTCTCGATCGTTCGCCAATTCGTGATGCGTCGCCTGTTCGAGCGGCTGCATATCCGCCGGCCATTGTCGCCATTCATGCAAGCTGTAATTGCCGAGCGCTTCCGCCAGATCGAGCAGGAGGGCTGGGACGCAACTCACGACGACGCTCACCGGCAAGGCGAGATGGCTCAAGCCGGCGCGGCTTACGCGCTCGGGAATGAGACCGTATTTTGCGACAACGGCGACGACATCCGGGGCAACTGCGTTCGCATCAATGGTCAGATGATCTGGCCTTGGGCTGTCGACTGGTGGAAGCCCAAGGAGTTTCGGCGCAACCAGGTGCGAGCCGCGGCTCTGATCGTCGCGGAAGGCGAGAAATTCGACCGCGCTCGCAACTCACGACGTGAGACCAAGCGGAGCGGGAACGCATGAAGCCGCAAAAGCAACTGCTGCGCCACAACCCGCCCGCCTCCTACGGCGACTGCTTCCGCACGGCGATCGCGATCGTGCTGGACATGGATGCAGCCGACGTGCCGCATTTCATGGACGGCGGCGTGAGCGGCGATGACGGCGCGGCTGCAGCCGAAGCCTTCCTCAACGCGCACGGCATGACCGCGATCAATATCGTCGTCGACGGCGCGCGGCCTCTTCAAGCCGTACTGGATTCAATCGCGGGTACGAACCTGCGCCAGATGCCGGCCTTCCTGCTGACCGGCACGAGCCGAAACAGCTGCGCCCATGTGGTAGTTGGGTGCAACGGCGACATCGTCTGCGACCCCTCGATCGACGGATCGGGCATCGTCGGGCCCTGCGATGACGGATTCTACTGGCTGACCTTCTTCGGCGCGCTCCAGGCGACGAACGGACAGGCCAAGCACCAGCGCGATGCGAGAAGCGCGCGGGAGCGGCTGGAAGCCGCCTCGATGCTGCTGTGTGCCGAGCTGTGGAAGGCAGGCCTCGATCGCGGGTCGTTCTACGTCACGATCGGAGGCGGCGAGTTGCATGTCTATGCGAGGTGCGAGCGTCCGGAAGCGATGCCGAGCTGCGCCTATCCGGTCGAATGGCATGTGGCGGAAGTCAAGATCGATCCAGTCAGCACAGAGGCGGCATAGGTAATGAGCAACATGATTGCGATTTCGGCAACCATCCTGATGTGCGTGAACGGACAGCTTGCGTCCAAGGGCGAATGCGCTGATGGAAAGCGCGCCGAAGAGGTGACCGTGAACATCCTCAACGGGACATCCGAGGATTGCTCGATATCCAAGCAGCAGGATTGCTTCGAGCGGGCGACCTGGGACTCCATCCTGAAGATCGAGCGCAACGGTAGCGCCCTCTTTGAGTGGCGCGCCGACGGTTCCGTGATCCGCGATCCTAGCTTCTCCCCGGACATCGCAGCAAGTGCATTTATGGAGGCGGTCAGCGAGGTTCTCAAGACGGTAGGCGTCAACCTGCGCAAGCCGCAACAGTGATGGAAATCATCGTCGACAGCTTTGCGGGTGGCGGCGGGGCCTCGACCGGGATCGAGATGGCCTTGGGCCGCTCGCCCGACATCGCGATCAATCACGACGCGATCGCGCTTGCCATGCACGAGGTCAATCATCCCTCGACCGTGCATCTGACCGAGGACATCTGGTCGGTCGATCCGCGCGCGGCGTGCGCCGGCCGGCCCGTAGGACTGTTGTGGGCCTCGCCCGACTGCAAGCACTTCTCCAAGGCCAAGGGCGGCAAGCCCGTGGAAAAGAGCATCAGGTCGCTCGCCTGGATCGTGGTGCACTGGGCCAATACGGTCGCCCCGCGCGTCATCATTCTGGAGAACGTCGAGGAGTTTGCGACATGGGGTCCGCTCGGTACCGACGGCCGTCCGTGTCCGCTGCAGAAAGGCGTCACCTTCAAGCGCTGGGTCGCCGAGCTGGAGCGCCTCGGCTATGTCGTCGAATGGCGCGAGCTTCGCGCCTGCGACTATGGCGCGCCGACGATCATGTCTCGCGTCTCATCACGAGACGCAATATCCATACCTCGCCTTCGCCGGCAGCCCCGAACCTGCGCTCCGCGCGCTCGCGTTCATCCCGCAGGAAGTCCAAGTCTGCGACCGGTACGAATTTCCGGAGGGACGATGAACACGCCGCTGATCAAACCCACGCGCGTTCTGCGCACCCTCGAAGGTGAGCCGCCGCTCGGCATCGGCGGGCTGGCGTTCCGCGACGACCAGGGCGAATGGCTGGAACACGACAATCCGCGATATCGCTCGCCGTCGACCAGGATCGGCGCGCTCGCGCTGCAAGGCGGGGGGTGGCTTGCCCATCCGCCGGGCTTCCGTGTCGACGGCCGGCAGTATGCCTCTCGCGAGGCAGCGCTGCGGGCTGCAATCGCCGCCATGATCCGCCGCGCGCGGAAATACATGCGCGCCAAGGACGGCGAGGGCACCCACTGGACGGAAGGCTTCGCGGCCCGCGTGATCGAATGGGCGCTGTCGCTAAAGCCTGTGCAAGTGCCTGAAACTCGCGATGTATCGGCTAATCTTGATCAGCAAATCAATAGCGCCACAGGCGAGCTCGCTGCAGACGAGCTTCCCGGCAGCGCCGGGTTGGATGGGAGTGGCGACATCCCATCGGCGGCGTCCTCACCTGTGGCGCCCGTCGAAATGGTCCAGAATCTCGACCAGCAAACCTATGCCGCGATCGACGCCGGCGAGACGATCTCCGATCCGATCGTGCGCGACCTCATCGAGGCCTTCGAGAAGCGCAAACAGTTCCCGGCGCACCACACATTCTCGATGACGACGGAGGTTGCCGACGGACGTGTCGTCTCGGTCGCCACCTGCAAATGCGGCCACGTCATCAAGTTCGGATCGAACGACTATGTCCGCATGAACGCGGCGACCGAGGCTCACTGGCGGCGCTTTCCGGAAGGGCCGACGGTCGACGGCCGCGGCGATCCGATCGTGCCTGGCGATGCCTCGCGGATCGCGGGCAGTAAGCCGAAGAGGCGCAAAAAGAGTTCTGACGGGCGGGCGGACGAGGCTATGGCCCGTGAGGCTGACCCTGTTGTGGGAGCGGCCACGCTTGATGCGCGGTTGCATTCGAACCACGGCGGGGCCGACCAAGCCGGGATGGGAAGCGAGCGGCCCAGCCCGTCAGAAGCCAATGTGAACATCGCAGACCGCGCCCCCATTCCAACTCCGGTCTTGCGATCAGAGCCCGCGTCCCTGCCCCCAAGTCAGGACGCGGGCTCGACCCTTGCCGAGGCTGCGCCAATTGGCGCAGGCGGAAACGTCATCGCGCGGCGCAACGACGTAATCGCCGATGGATGGTCCGATCTGCTGACCGCGGCGGCCGGGCTCGCGTGGGATGACGAGGCGGCGCTGCCCGTGCTGCATTCCTATGATCAGTTTCTCCACGACAAGGTAGTGACGGCCCCGATGCGCGGCATCGAGGTCCCTCTCGAGGCCTTGCACGATTATCTCCGGCCGCATTGCAAGGACCTCGTGGTCTGGGCCTTGCGGCTCGGCTGCGCTGCGATCTTCGCATCCTTCGGCCTGCACAAGACGGCGATGCAACTGGAATGGTGCCGGCAGCTGCAGCGCCGCAACGGCGGGGCCACGCTGAGCGTGCTGCCGCTCGGCGTGCGCCACGGCTTCGTCAAGGAAGCCGTGAGCCTCGACATGGCCGTGCGCTTCATCCGCACCAATGAGGAATACCACCTCGGCCGCGCTGAGGGCGTGGTGCACTTCCTCACCAATTACGAGAGTATCCGCGACGGCAAGCTCGACCCGAACCTGTTCACGGCCTGCTCGCTCGATGAAGCCAGCGTGCTGCGCAGCTACGGCAGCAAGACCTTCCAGGAGTTCCTGCCGCTGTTCGGCAAGGTCGCCTTCAAGCTGGTCGCGACCGCAACGCCGTCGCCGAACCGCTACAAGGAGCTGATCCATTATTCCGGCTTCCTCGGCGTCATGGATACCGGCCTGGCGCTGACGCGCTTCTTCCAGCGCAACTCGGAAAAGGCCGGCGATCTCACGCTCTACCCGCACAAGGAAGAAGAATTCTGGATGTGGGTGCACTCCTGGGCGGCCTTTCTGCAAAAGCCGTCCGAGCTCGGCTACAGCGACGAAGGCTACGAGCTGCCGCCGCTCACGCTGCGCTGGCACGAGGTCCCGGCCGATCACAGCAAGGCCGAGCCTGAGCGCGACGGGCAGTCCGTGTTGTTTCGCAAGGGCGCGTCCTCGCTGCAGGATGCCGCGCGTGCGCGCCGCGATAGTCTGCCCTCGCGCATCGCCAAGATGCAGGATCTGCTTGCGCAGGATCCGGACAGCCATCGCATCCTCTGGCATGACCTCGAGGCGGAGCGCGAGGCGATCGAGGCGGCCGTTCCTGGTGTGGTCGCGATCACCGGCAGCGGGATGGACATCGACGAGCGGGAAAAGCACCTGCACGACTTCGAGGAGGGTCGGACCAAATACTTTGCGACCAAGCCCATCCTCTCCGGCTCAGGCTCGAACTTCCAGTATCACTGCCACAAGGCGATCTATGTCGGCTTGCCCGGCGACGGCTACAAGTTCAACGACTGGATTCAGTCGGTCTACCGGCTGCAGCGCTTCGGCCAGAAACACCCCGTCGAGATCGATATTATCTACTCCGAAGACATGCGCGCCGGCCGGGCCGCGCTGGAGGAGAAGTGGGCGCTCGATACCGCGATGCGCGCCCGCATGAGCGAGATCATCGCCGCTCACGGCCTCAACACCCTGCCTCTGCGGGACAAGCTGCTGCGCACCATGACGATCAAGCGCATCGAGGAGAAGGGCGAGAACTTCACGGCGATCAACAATGACGCTGTGCTTGAGTGCCGCGCCTGGCCGGAGGCCTCCGTCGATCTGATCGTGACCTCGATCCCGTTCTCCAACCACTATGAATATTCGGCCTCCTACCGCGACTTCGGCCATACCGACGACAATGGGCATTTCTGGGCGCAGATGGATTTTCTCAGCTGCGAGCTGATGCGGATGCTGCAGCCCGGGCGCCTTGCCTGCATCCACGTCAAGGACCGGGTGCTGTTCGGCAGCGTCACGGGCGAGGGTGTACCCACGATCTCTCCGTTTCATGCCGAGGCGATCTCGCACTATCGCGGCCACAAATTCCAGTACCTGGGCATGATCACGGTCGTGACCGACGTGGTGCGGGAGAACAATCAGACCTATCGGCTGGGCTGGAGCGAAAACGCCAAGGACTCCAGCAAAATGGGCGTCGGCTCGCCGGAATACGTGCTTCTGTTCCGCAAACCCCAGACCGATCGCACGCGCTCCTATGCCGACGTGCCGGTCGAAAAGAGCAAGGACGACTACACCCGCGCGCGCTGGCAGATCGACGCGCACGGCTTCTGGCGCTCCTCCGGCGACCGGCTGCTGACGGCCGATGAATTTGCCGCGATGGATGCCGCCGATCACGCTAAGCACTTCTCGAAGCTGAGCGCGGAACGGATCTACGACTATGAGGCGCATGTCGCCATCGGGGAGCGGCTTGAGGCCCAAGGCGCGCTGCCGGCGACGTTCATGGCGATCGCGCCCGGCTCGCACGATCCAGAGGTCTGGAGTGACATCAACCGGATGCGCACGCTCAACATGATGCAGCAGAGGAAGGGCGCGGAGATGCACCTGTGCCCGCTGCAATTCGACATCGTCGACCGCCTGATCGAACGCTACTCCAACGAAGGCGAGCTGGTGTTCGATCCCTTCGGCGGATTGATGACGGTCCCTTTTCGGGCGCTGCTGAAGGGACGCAAGGGCGCCGCGACCGAGCTGTCGACGGTCTACTTCGCCGATGGCGTCAAGTACCTGCGGCAGGCCGAAGAAAAGATGGCCGTGCCGGCGTTGTTCGATCTGGCGGCGGTTGACGCTGCCAACCCCCCCCCCAGCGATGCGCAAGTGACGGAGGCTGATAATGTCGTTGACGTTCGATGAATTTGCCAAGGCGAACCGAGCTCGCTGCGAAGATCCGCAAGGCTTCAACCACCCTCTCGATGGATGGTCATACTCGGACTGGATGACCGCCTTGGCCGGCGAGGTGGGCGAGGCTGCCAATGTCGTCAAGAAGCTCAACCGCTATCGCGATGGCGTCGTCGGCAACAAGGAGACCTATGACGAGCTGCACGTGAAGCTGCGCCGAGAGCTCGGCGACGTCGGCGTTTATCTCGACCTGATGCTCCAACGTTGCGGATGCACGCTGGAGGAAGCGATGCGCGAGGTCTTCAATAGCAAGTCCGGCGAGATCGGCTATCCGAAGGTGATCTGAAGCGTGACCCCGCTCCCCACCATCATCGACCTGATGCCGCAGGAACGGCCCGCGCCCGACCAGGGCCGCCGCCTCGATCCAGAGTTCGTGATCGCGGTTGCGCTGTCGACCGTGCCCTATCGCTGGTCGGGCAGGCTCCTGAGCGAGGAATCCTTGCCGGTCCGCGCCGTGCTGATCGCGCTGAAGGAGGCGGGTTACCGCATCGTGCCTGCCGAGTAAGTTTCGTTTCGTAGCGTCGTTTGCGTCCCCTCACATTGTAACAACCGGAGAAGCGCCATGGACGCGCAACGGTCGGACTCACCCGGCCACAATGCCAAGGAACAGCTGAAGGCGATCGTCGAGCGGATCGAGCGGCTGGAGGGGGAGAAGAAGGCGACCTCCGACGACATCCGCGACGTCTACGCGGAGGCGAAGGGCAACGGCTACGAGGTCAAGGCGCTGCGCCGCGTGGTTCGGCTGCGGCGGATGGATGCCTCGCAGAAGGCCGCCAACGACGAGGTCGAGACGATCCTGGAGACCTATATGCAGTCGCTGGGGATGCTGTGATGCCAAGGCATCGTTGGAGTCCCAAGACCGTCTTCGAGCACAAGACCGAGCGCCAGTGCGAGCGCTGCGGCATCGTCAAGGTGTCGCGGTCCGAGCATGAGGGCGGGCACGATCGCTACTGGACGGAGTTCTACGCCGCCGGCGGTTTCGATCGGATCGAGGGCGAGGCGACGCCCGCGTGCGAGCCCGTGGAGGCGCACGCCGCATGACCTCCGTCCGCGGAATGATCGTCGATATCTTCGGCCGCTACCGCCTGCCGCTGTCGGACGAAAAAGACCTGCAAGCCAAGATCGCCGAAATGCTGGCGCTGGAGAAGGTCCCGTTCGTTCGCGAGGTCCGCCTCGACGGGGAGGGAAAGGACATCGTCGACTTCATGGTCGGGGAAGGTGCGCTGCTGCAGCCGCTAGAGGCCGCATGCGCCATCGAGGTCAAGATCGGCGGCTCGCGCCGGGCGATTTTCCGCCAGATCGAGCGCTACTGCGAACATCCGCAGGTGGCCGAGATCGTGCTCGCCACCAACGTGCCGATGAACCTGCCCTTCGAAGTCAAGGGCACGCCGACGGCAATCGCGCATCTGGGCCGGAGCTGGCTGTGACCATGCACCACGCCGCCGATGATCTTCTGGCAGCTGCCGCAGCGCTCGCCTGGCGCGATGAGGCCGCAGGCCTGCGCACCTACGGCAAGCTTGCGCACGTGGCGGAGGCTTGCCGCTGGGTGATCACGGATCTGGAGCCGCAGGTCGCGATCCGGGCCAAGCGCATCTTCCCGCGCATTTCGGCAACGCAGGTCGGCTCCTACACCTTCGTCGACGGCGACGAAACGCGCTCCGAGCTCGAATGGTTCATCGAGCGCTATCCGCTGGTCGTGACGCCCGCCGATCGCGCCCTGCTCGCCGAAGGGCGCATCCGCTTCGAGCAGATCAGGTCCGAGATCGACCGCGTGCTGACGACCGGCTGGCAGCCCTCTGGCCGGCCGGCGATGCTGCGGCCTAACAAGGCCCTGCGGCCGAACCAGGCGCGCGCCGTCGAGGTCGCCCGCCGCACGGGACGGCTGCTGATCGCTGACGACGTCGGCATGGGCAAGACGCTCGCCGCAATTGCCGCTGCGATGGACGAGCGCTTCCTGCCGATGGCGATCTGCTGCGAGGCGCACGTGGCCGAGCAGTGGCAGAAGGAATTCATCGGCGAATTCACGACGCTATCGAGCCACGTGATCCAGTCGACCAAGCCGTATCCGCTGCCGAGCGTCGACTGTTACGTCTTCCGCTACTCCAATCAGTGGGGCTGGGTCGACATCGCCGCAACCGGCATGTTCAAGACTGCGATTTTCGACGAGGTGCAGAATTTGCGTCACGGCCGCGGCACCCAGAAGGGCGAAGCCGCCTCCGTCTTCGCCAATCATGCGGCCATGCGCATCGGCCTGTCGGCGACGCCGGTCTATGGCTATGGCGGCGAGATCTTCAACATCCTCGACATCATCGATCCCGGCATTTTGGGCGCCCGCGACGAGTTTATCCGCGAATGGTGCAAATATGCCGACGACAAGAAGCTGATCATCGAAAATCCGCAAGCCCTGGGCGCGCATCTTCGCGACCTCAACATCATGGTCCGCGAGGTCGGAGGCGGTCCGCCGCCCAACCGCATCGTGGTCGACGTGCCCTATGACGACGAGGCCGCGGCGGCCGACGAGCAACTCGCCCGCACGCTGGCGTTGAAGGTGATGTCGGGCAGCTTCACCGAGCGCGGACAGGCGGCACGCGAGCTCGACATGATGGCGCGCCATACGACCGGCGTTGCCAAGGCCCGCCACGTCGCGGCCTATGTCAAGATCCTGCTCGATGCCAAGACGCCGATCATCCTGGGCGGCTGGCACCGCGACGTCTACGACATCTGGCTGAAGGAACTCGCGGACTACAACCCGATGCTCTACACGGGCTCGGAGACAGCGCTTCAGAAGTCGGCCGCCAAGCGCGCCTTCATGCAAGGCGAGACCGACTGCATCATCATGTCGTTGCGATCGGGCGCCGGCCTCGACGGGCTGCAGCATCGCTGCGCGACCGTGGTGCATGGCGAGCTCGACTGGTCGCGCGAGGTCCACAAGCAACTCGCCGGCCGCCTGCGCCCGCACGCGCGGACCGACCCGATCACGGAAATCTTCATCGTCGCCGACGGCGGGTCCGACCCTGTCATCGCCTCTGTGCAGGGCCTGAAGGCGAGCCAAGCGCGCGGCATCATCGATCCGAAGGCGGCAGGCCTTGAGCAGGTTCACACCGATGAATCCCGCATCAAGGCGCTCGCCAAAATGTACCTGGAGAAGGGGAAATGACGGAACAATCGAGATTTCATCCCTGGACGCCGATCGACATCCGCCGCGCCGCCATGATCTGGCAGCGCGACTTCGCCGATCATCATGGCGAGAGCGACGGGCCCTGGGGTGCGCAGGGCGAGGTATTCGCCACGATCGCGCATGCGATCGGTAAAACCGTTGACGGCGTCGCCGCGCGCTTTCTGCGGTTCGGCGCATCGTTTTCCGCGGGCCCGCGTGGCGGCGGGCCAACCGAGCAGGCCCAAGCCGATTTCGAACGGCGCAGCGCCGCCCGTGACCGGCAGGACCTGACTGCACGCGTGTTCGGCGATCCTCCGCCGGGCTACTCCGCGCTCGACAAGCGCCGCGCGGGAGTGCGGCCATGAGCGAAGTGGTCGATGGGCACTTTGCGGGTGCCTCGCCCCAGCCGGGCCCGCACCACGTCTTCGGCGCGCCGGTCAGCGTACCGCCCTCGCTCGAGCTGGAACGACACCAGCAGACCGAGCGCACCTGTTCGGTCTGCGGCACCGTCAAGGTGACCGTGCACGCGCCCGACGGCCGCGCCTGGCGCGAGTGGCGGCGGTCGGCATCGAGCGCACAGATCGCGTGCGATGACCTCGCGTGCGTCCCTCAGATCGGGGTCAAGCCGTGAGCGTCAGTCCTTCCACCATCGCATCGTCTCACGCGCGGCCGATGGCGTCGCGCGCTTATGCCCGGGTTATTCCCGGGCATGCCCGCTGTTCGACTTTTCCACAGGAGCAGATTTCTTGATCATCCGGCGCCGTCACACGGCCAACTACACGACGATCGGTAATGTGCTGTTCGAAGACGAACGGCTCGCCGCCGATGAAGTTGGCATTCTTGCCTACCTGCTGTCGCGCCCGCACGACTGGGAGGTGCGCCGGCCCGCGCTGATGCGCCGTTGGAGCATGGGGCGCGATGCGATCAAGCGCGTCATCACAAATCTCGTGCGCTTCGGGTGGTGCCGCCCGGAGAAGACGCGCCTACCCAACGGCACCTACTTTTTCATTTATGAAATCCGGGATCAGCCCGGACCGGAACTGTCTGACGAAGAGGTCAGGCGGGCTTTGTCGCTGGTGTCCAGCGAAGCCGCGCCCGATGCATCGGAGGATGTTTTGCGGTCCGAGGGCGCTCCGGAAGGGCAGCTTCCGCCCCAACATCCACCTACGGGTTACCCGTCGCTGGCTGACCCACCTCCGGCTGACCCGCAGGTGGCCTATAAAGATATACAAACCAATGATTTACCAAGGACGGAATCTACCCAAAAACTTGAGAGAGAGCGCGAGCGCACGCGTGAGAAGCACGCCCTCAATCTGGCCGAGTTCAAGCGACGATGGCCGACCAATGCCGATGACGATCAGACCCGCGTCGATCGTGCCTGGTTTGCGATGGACGCCGGCGAAGGCGAGGCCGCACTTGCCGGGATCACTCCGTTTCTGGAGCATCGCAAGAAGCTCGGGCGCAAGTTTCCGCCGGCAGGCTTCACCTATCTGGAGCAGAAGCGGTGGACCTTGCTGGAGGAACAACCAAAGGCGTCATCGTCCGGCTATGCGCGCGACAGCGCTGAGGCTCGCGCGGTCTTGACTGCCCATGAGATTGCTGGCGTGCGCGATCATGCGCGCCTCACCATGCTGCGGGGCGGGGTGCTGTACTACTACCGGCCCATCACGCCGCGGCTTCTGGCTCTTGCCGGCGCGCCCGGAGCGCCGATCCCGCCGCGCGATCAGTGGGTCACACTGGGCCGGCAGCAGGCAGCGGCTTGGGAAAGTTTCGTCTCGGAGCACGTCACGGCCAACCATCCTCGCTTGCAGGAAGGATCGAGTGCGCCGTGGCTGTGGCCGCCGCGCAAGGACGGTTCGCTTTCGACGGCATCGCCGCCAGACCAACTGATGAGCGACCAAGACTACCAGGACTTCAAATCGTGAACGACCAAGGTGAGGGCAGGATGTTGGCAGTGAACAAGATGGGGTTCCAGAACGCGGATGGCACGACCGGCATCGAGGGTGCGGCATGTCCGTGGCCGCGCGGCCCGCGCATCGGTAAGCGCGACGGGAAGGGTTGGTATCTGTTGCAGGTCAAGAGCGGCGCGGAGGTGAAGATCGCCGAGTTCCTCAAGCCGTTCGGCTACGAGGTCTATTACCCTAAGACCATGATCCTGAAGCGCGTGCCGCTGCGTCAGATGACGCCGTCGCAGCGCAAGGCGGGTGCTGCCGTCAGTCGACCACACATCATCCCGGTCTTTCCGGGTTATCCCTACATCCAATTCGATCTCACCGATGAGCGCTGCCATCAGTTGTTTAGCTTTGCGGGTGTGTACGGTCTGCACTGCGCTGGAGACCGGCCGGTCATCGTCGACGACGTCTATGTCAACCACCTCAAAAGTTTTGAAGACAGCGATACCGGCATGATCCCCGGATCGACGGCGCTAGCCGATCTCTTTGCTGTTGGAGATCACGTTCGAATTCAAGACTTCGGGCCGCTCCGTGGGTTCACAGCTGTCATCGAGCAGCTGCCACACAAACTGCAGCAGCAACTCAGGGACGGGAAGCTTGAGGAACTTGACGAATCAATGTGCGCGACCATAGCTATTGAAATATTCGGAAGGGTGACGCTGGCAAAGGCTCCGCTCTCCTCCCTCGAAAGCCTGAAGTAGAGCGTCACGCACAAATCACGGCAACGTCACGCGCAAGTCACGCGTTGTGCGGAGCCTGCGATAAAACAAAGCCCCGCCATCGTGCGGGGCTTTGTCGTTTATAGGAGGCCAAAACCTCCTCCTCTGTGGGAAGTGGGAAGACCCGGCGAACGCCGTCCGTGCATGAAACACGGGCGGCGTTTTTGTTTTTAGACATAGGTTGTGCGGTAGCGCGGATCGTTGCCGCTGCCCTCCTTGGGCGTTTCCTCCCTAGACTTAGCCGCTCGCGAAAGGTTCGCCCCTGTCGCGGGCGGCTTTTTCTCTTTGCGGCGGGAATGAGTCAGGACGGACTCAGGTGGAATCAGATCGATGCACTCCGTGGCCTTGCGTAACCCCCAGGAAGAGCGCGCCGCGCAGCATTTGGCTGCGGGCTTTGCGCTGACACCTGAGGAGCGCGCCAAGCGCGGCCTGCCGATGACGGCGAGCCTGCAGGAGGAGGCGGCCTCGCTTGGCGGTTTAGATACCGGCGCCTCGTCGTTCCGCGCGAACGCGCGAAAGTTCTGCCAGCGCAAGGTGATCCGCGAGCGCGTCGCCGGCATCCAGTACCAGGGCGCGATGCTGGCCTCGACGTCGGTTGCCTCGCTGCTGGTCGAGGCGGAAGAGGCACGCGATCTGGCCATGAAGCTGAAAGAGCCGAGCGCGGCCAATCAGTGCATCCAGACCAAGGCGAAGCTTGCCGGCGTCTGGCGCGACAAGGTCGAGGCGACCGGCAAGGACGGCGTGCCGCTGGCGGGCGCGGCAGTCAGCGTCGCCGGGCCGACGATCATCATGACGGGAAATCCGGGTGCATGAGCATCATCTGCTACCGCAATGAGGCTGGCGAGCTGATCGCGCATCGCAACCCCACGAAAGAGCAGTGGGACGCGATGTGGTTTGATTTCACCAAGCAGAACAGTACGTCGCTCACTGAGCAGGCGATCGAGGCGTATCGGCAATCGAGCGTACTCCTGCGGTACCTCTGTGCATGACGAGCGGCCCGACGCGCTCCGCGTTCACCTCTGGCCCAAGCAGTGGGTCGCGTTCCTAACCGAGGCGACGGAGGTTCTGTTCGGCGGCGCGGCCGGTCCGGGCAAGTCTCATCTGATGCGGGTCGCCGCGATCGTGTGGTGCTGCTCGATCGCGGGCCTTCAGGTCTATCTGTTCCGCCGCGTCCGCGAGGATCTCTACAAGAACCATCTGGAAGGCCCCAAGGGCTTCCGCGCGATGCTGGCGCCGCTGGTGTTGGGTGGCTGGTGCCGCATCATCGGCGATGAAGTCCGCTTCTGGAACGGCAGCCGCATCTATCTCTGCCACTGCAAGGCCGAGAGCGACGTCTACAAGTACCAGGGCGCGGAAATCCACGTCCTACTGATCGATGAGCTGACGCACTTCTCCGAATTCATGTACCGCTTCCTGCGGGGGCGCGTGCGCATGGTCGGCATCACGCTTCCGCCGGAGTATGTCGGCAAGTTTCCGCGGATCCTGTGCGGCTCCAACCCCGGCAATACCGGGCATCTGTGGGTCAAGACCACCTTCATCACCGGCACGATGCCGCTCGCCGTCCGCCGGATGCCGAAGGCTGAAGGCGGCATGCTGCGCCAGTTCATCCCGGCGCGGCTCGAAGACAATCCTTCGATGATGAAGGATGACCCGGACTACGAGGCCAAGCTTTACGGCCTCGGTTCGGCCTCGCTCGTCAAGGCGATGCGCGATGGCGACTGGGATGTGGTGGAAGGCGCCTTCTTCGACGAGTGGAGCAATCCGCAGCATGTTCTCGCGCCGTTCACTCTTCCGCGGCATTGGCTGCGGTTTCGCTCTGGTGACTGGGGCTCTTACAGCCCGTTCAGCATCGGCTGGTGGGCTGTCGTCGGCGACGACCACAGGATAGGCGGGCGCGAAGCCCGCGGGCTCGACGGCTTAAAGCCTGACGCTTATGACGGCTCGCAATACCGGTCAACGCTGCTGCCTCGCGGCGCCATCATCCGCTACCGCGAGGACTATGGTGCAAAAGGCGGCAAGCTGACGGCCGAACAGGTCGGCGCTCGCATCGCCCGGCTCGAAAAGGACGATCCGAAACTCTCCTACGGCGTGCTCGATCCTTCGACCTTCAAGGAAGATGGCGGCCCGTCGATCGCAGAGCGCATCAACCAGGTCCTGATCAAGGAGAAGCTGGTCCCGTTCCGCGAAGCCGACAACACGCGCGTGTCTCGCTCGGAGAGCCGGGATCGCGGCGGCCCGATGTCGGGCTGGGATCTGTTCCGCGCGCGCCTGATCGGTACGGCCAAGCGCAGCGAGGACGGTTCGGTCGATTGGTCGACGGGCCGGCCGATGATGTACGTGTTCGCGACGTGTACGGATTTCATCCGCACGGTCCCCGTGCTGCAGCACGATCAGGCGCGGCCTGAGGATCTCGATACCACGGGCGAGGATCACGCTGCCGACGATGGCCGGTACGCCTCGACCTCGCGCCCTTGGGTCAAGTCGCTGACGCCCGCCGCCAAGGAAGCACGCGATGCCTACAGCGAGAACCGCGACGAGCGCTACTCGGAAGACACTGCAACACTGTGAGGGAGAACGAGCATGACCGACCAAGAGCAGGGCGAAGGTATCGCCGCCAGCGTGTCCGGTGCCCAGATGGGGCAAGAGCCCGGCGATCCGAATGTGCCTGGGACCTCGCTGTCGGAGCGGGCGCGCGAGCTGGTTTCGAGCCTCGAGCACTCGATGAAGCACAATGCGCCGGTCTCCAATGAGCAGCTGCGCGAGCTGAAGGCCCTGCTGGGCGTCTCCGGGGAGTGATCGACCCGGACGATGACGACGACCTCGATGCTGCCGAGGTCGAGCCGGATGATCCGGATGCGTGGCGCGACTACAGCGAAGAGCCTGACGGAGACGAATTGGATGGCTGAGACGACCGCCGCCCCCGCCAACAAGGCGATCGCCTACCAGGGCAAGCCCGCGCACAGCCGAAAGAGCAAGGCGGTCACCCGCAAGGCCGCCAAGGGCGCGATCAATCGCGGGCTGATCTCCGAAAAGGCCGCCAAGCGCCATCTGGACAGCGTCTGATGGTGGAGGCGCTGGGGGCACGGATGCGCTCGTTCGGCCTGGTTCTCCACGGCCAGCTGACCGAAAAGCAGTGGAAGGAATTCCTGGTCGCGGTGTGCGATGCGATCGGCATGTACCCGGTCGGCGAGCCCGCGGTCTGGACCTATCCGCTCGAAGGCAAGGGTGGGATCGGGCAAACCTTGATGTTGCCGATCACGGAATCCTTCCTGGTCGTCGATACATGGTCGGACCACGACGGCGCCTACCTGTTCGTCTGCTCCTGCCGGGAATTTGCAATAGGCGTCGTGTTCGATTCTGCGGAGAGCTTCGGCCTCAAGCCGTCGGCGGCGGAAGACGGCGCGTTCTTCCATCAACTGCGGTTGAAGTGAGGCAGGCGTGAACCTCAAGAGCAAGACGGCGCTGATCTACGACAACGGCGTTTTCACCGAGCTTGCGGTCACGCTTGCCAAGTCGTTCGGCCGCGTGCTGTATTACGTGCCCTGGACGAGCGGCATGCCGAAGTCCAATGCGCTTCTGATCGGGGAAGGCCTGCCCGGGGTCGAGCGGGTCGAGAACCCGTTCGATTGCTTCGACGAGGTCGACATCTGGATCTTCCCCGATGTCTATGAGGCCGGCATGCAGAAATGGCTCGCCGCGCAAGGCAAGCGCGTGTTCGGCTGCCGCGGCGGCGCTGAGCTGGAGATCGACCGGCCGGCCTCGAAGGAGAAGAGCAGGAAGCTCGGCATCGACATCGGGCCCTACAAGGTGATCAAGGGCCTCGATGCCCTGCGCAAGCATCTCAAAGCCCATGACGATCAGTGGGTGAAGATCTCGGGCACGCGCGGCGATATGGAGACCTTTGGCGCCAAGGACTACGCCAAGGTCGAGGTGCGGCTCAACGAGCTGGAGCACAAGCTCGGGGCTTACACCAAGGTCATGGAGTTCACGGTCGAGGCCGGCATCAATGATGCGGTCGAGACCGGCTATGACGGCATCTGCGTGGACGGCAAGTTCGCCAAGAGCGCGATGACCGGCGTCGAGGTCAAGGACGAAGCGTACCTGATGAAGACGGTGCGCTGGGCCGAGCTGCCCGAACAGGTGCGCTCCGTCAACGAGAAGCTCGCGCCCGCGCTCAAGCGTTACGGCTATCGCGGCTTCCTCTCGACCGAGGTTCGCTGCACCAAGGACGGCAAGGCCTATCTGATCGATCCCTGCTGCCGGGCAGGCTCGCCTCCCAACGAGCTCTATCAGGTCCTGATGAGCAACCTCGCCGAGGTGATCTGGTTCGCCGCCGAAGGCATCGTCATCGAGCCGGACTTCAAGGCGAGGTGGGGCGCCGAGGTCCTGCTCATCTCCGAATGGGCCGATCAGAACTGGATGCACGTGACGATCCCGGACAAGGTCCGCGAGTTCGTCAAGCTGCGAAATTTCTGCCGCATCGAGGGCGAGTATTACGTCATCCCGCAGTGGACGGGATGCGCCGAGATCGGCGCCGTGGTCGCATTCGGCGATACGCCCGATGAAGCGATCGCCAACTGCAAGGCGGTCGCCGAGCAGGTCGAGGGGCATCTGCTCGACAAGCCCATCGACGCGCTCGACGTGGCGCGCGAGCAGCTCGAGCACGTGCTCGGCAAGGACAAGCCGAAGTCGAAGCAGCAGCGCCAGGCCGAGGCGCTCTACGCCAGGGGCGCGATCTCGGACAAGCAGCTCGACAAGATGATGGCGAAGGGGTGAGGCGTGCTCGCGAGGTCTTCAACGCGCCGTCGCCGCGATCGGTTCGCGCGTGACGATCGGCCGCGCTGGCAGGACATTCCGGAAGAGCCGGACGTTGACCTCGATGATGACAATCCAGAGCAGTACGATCGCCTTGGCATGATGATGAAGATCGACGGGCTCGATCGCGCCTGGCGTGACCTCATCAACGAATACGGATTCTCCCGCGTCATCAGTCTGATGGGCGACGGATGCCAACCGAAAACAGCCGCGCGAATGCTCGCGACGCAACGCCAGAACGGCCGACAGGAGAGTATCTCATGGCGAAGTCTGCGTTGAAGGCAGTGCCCGGGCCCGCAACAGCGGAGGCCTCGCGCAAGTACGACGAATGGGAAGTCCGCGAAGCTATGCGGACCTTGATGCGGGCCGAAGAAATCCAGGGGGACAAGAAGCTCATGGCCATGGTGCGCAAGGAAGCGGCGGCGGAATCCGCCAAGATGGCCGAAGTCTCGCGCAAGGCGGAACGCCTCGCCCGCTCCGGCCACATCTCCGACAAGCAGCTGGCCAAGCTGAAGAAGGAAAAGCCGATCGCGTCCGGCAAGGAAGGCGATACGGGCGCATCCCAGACCTCGCGCGGCATCGCGACCAAGTAGCCGATGCCCGTCGTCGAGTACTCGCCTCTGGACGAGATGGACCGCGCCGATGCGGCACGGCTGGCGCCGCTCGTGCAGCAGCCGGAGCCGGAGACGTCGGACGATTTTTCACGGCATGAAGCCGCCGGCGGCGCCGCGTTCAACCCGGATCAGTTCCTCTCCGTCGGCGAGCTGCGCCGGCAGTTTCTCGACTACATGGATTCCAAGGTCGAGGAGGTCGAGGAAGCCAAGGACTCACGGCGCTACTATCACGGCGCCCAGCTCACGGCTGAACAGTTGCGCGTGCTCAAGGCCCGTCATCAGCCGGTACAGATCTGGAATCGGGTCGGGCGCAAGATCAACGGCATCGTCGGCCTGGTCGAGCGTATGCGCGGCGATCCGAAGGCCGAGGGGCGCGACCCCAAGAGCGAGGTGGGCGCGGCGGTCGCGACGCAGTCGGTGCGCTACGTGCTGGATGCCAACCAGTTCAAGAACTCGCTTAACTACTGGTCGCTGCTACAGACCGGCATCGACGGCATCGGCGGTGTGCAGCTGGTGCTTCAGAAGGGCGACAAGGGCGATCCCGACATCGGAATCGAATGGGTTATCGGCGACGAGTATTTCTACGATGCCAGGTCCTACCGGGTCGACTTCAAGGATGTCCGCTACGAGGGCGTCGCCAAATGGATGGACGTCGAGGCCGCGGTCGAGATGTTCCCGGACAAGGAAGAGCTGCTTCAGGGCCTCTTCCAGGGCGACAGCGACCTCACCACCAACCCCGATCGCGAGATCAAGTGGCTGATCACGTCGACCCGCCGCGTGCGCATGGTCGAGCATTGGTACAAGCACAAGGGCAAGTGGTGCTGGGCGTTCTATGTCGCGAACGTCCTGCTCGACCAGGGCATCTCGCCGTTCTTCGACGAGCGTGGCAACTCGACCTCGTCTTTCGAGATGTGGGGCCCGTTCATCGACCAGGACGGCGATCGCTACTCGTTCGTGCGCACCTTCAAGGGGCCGCAGGATGCGCTTAACCAGGGCAAGTCCAAGACGATGGCGCTGGCCAATTCGCGCCGTGTCGTGATGGACAAGGGCGCGGTCGATGACGTCGAGATCACGCGCCGCGAGGTTGCCCGTCATGACGGTGTGGTCGAGAAAAACAAGGGGTTCGACCTCAAGGTCGACGACACCACGCCTGAGGTCGCGACCTTCACCTCGTTCACGCAGGACGCCAAGGACGAGCTGGATGGTTTTGCCAATGCCAACCTTGCAGCCGCAAGCGGCGCGGGCCTCAACAGTCTCTCGGGCAAGGCGATCGAGCTGCTGCGCCAGCCCGGCATGGCCGAACTTGGTCCGTTCGTGCTCGGCCATCGGATGTGGAAGCTCAACCTCTACCGCAAGATCTGGAACGCGGCGCAGCGACACTGGAAGGCGGAGCGCTGGATCCGCGTCAACAATAACCAGAAGCTGGCCGAGTTCATCCAGCTCAACGGCGTCGATCTGGACCAATGGGGCCGGCCTGTCATCGTCAATGCGGTGGGCGCGCTTGACGTTAACATCGTGCTTGATGAAGGACCGGACGTGATCTCCGCCATGCAGGAGCTTGCGGACAAGCTCTCCAAGTACCCGCCAGGCACCATCCCGCCGCAGGTCCTGATCGAGCTCGATCCGGCTATTCCGCGCGACGAAAAGGACCGCGTCGCGGAGATGATGAAGCCGAAGCCGGAGCAGCTGCAGATTCAGCAAGCCAAGACCAAGCTCGAGCTGGAGCATGCCGCCGGCAAGAACGCCAAACAGGCGGCAGACACGCAGAAGGCATTGGCCGGCGCGCAATTGTCGCTTGCGTCTGCCGAGCAGAAGAAGGCGGCCGTCACGACGGAGGCCGCGCGCGCCGGACATCTCGCGCGCGCCTCCGATCTCGATGCCGCGGAGTTCGTGCGGGATTCGCTGTTCAAAGCGCACGAGGTGATGGCGCCGTTCCTTTCGCCGCAGCAGGGGCAGGCCGGCATGCAACCGCCACCCCGGCAGCCTGCGCCAATTGGCGCAGGCATGCGCTGATGATCAAAGTGGAGAATTCGATGCTGGCATTGCTGAGGATGATGGCAGTTGCGGTTGCGCTGCTTGTGAATGCCGGCGCGGTCCTCGCGCAAGGCGCGATTCCATCGGCCAACTGGTCCGTGTCAATCACGACCGGGAACACGTATCAGACCATCCAGGCCGCCGACAATTCGCGGCGTGCGCTCACGATCCAAAACAACAATGTGTCGGACAATTGCTGGGTGAATGTCGATGGTTCGGTCGTGGCCGGAAACACGACCTCGACCAGCGTCACGACGTCCGGAAGCAAGCAGACTATGACCGCGGCGAAGGCCTCGCTGCTACTGGCGCCGGGCGGTTCCTACACTCGATACTATCCCTACACGGACGGCGGGCCGATCGTCGGGACGTGCGCGTCCAGCGGCGACAGTCTTTACGTCGCGGTCCAGTAGCGGGAGCCGCCTGTGATGAAGCGACAGTTCCTCGTCTTCCTTGCACTGCTGCTCGGCCTCTGTTGTGCGCAGGCCGATGGCATCCAGAATCCGCCAGTCTGGACCGGACAGTCGGCGATCACGATGGACGTCATCGGCGACAGTCGGATGGCGGACATCTGGGCCAGTGGCACGTGCAACAGCGAGGCTGCCAGCTATTGTGGGACGAGCGGCGTCAACTGGTTTGCTCAGGCGAGCGCTCTTGCCTCCAATCGCTACCAGGTCGGCGTCATGGCGGCGCTGTCGGGGTGTCGTACCGATCAGTATTTGCAGCCTTCCAACATCGCACAGATCGTCGCCAGCAAGAACCAGTGGGTGATCATCGGCTATCCCGCCGTCAACGATCTCAATGCCGCCGGCGGGAGTTGCACCATCTCTCCAAGCGGAGGCGCTTTCCCGTTCACCAATGCCAACGGGGTGGTGGTCGATCAATCCAACGTCGCCTCGGTCGCTGCGGGCAATCTTCAAACTGCGATCAATGCGTTTCTTGCGGCCGGTAAAAACGTCATCCTCACCGAGGAGCCGGGCAATACGCTCATCAACAATACCGGCGCCACGATTGCATCCTTCAATGGGCAGACAACCGGCAACGTGCTGACGGTCAACTCGGTAGTGAGCGGAACGATTCGGCCGCGCCAGATACTGGTCGGCGCGGGCGTGACTTCCAGCACCCAGATCGTGGCGCAGCTGACGGGAGCGGTGGGCGGTGTCGGCACCTATTCGATCACCTCGAACGCCGTTGTTTCCGCGGAGTCGATGACGACGACCTATAGCCCGCTGAGCGCACTATATGAACTGATCTCGTACCAACGCGCGATCGCCGCCGCCTATCCTGGTCGCGTGTTCCTCTGGTCGGCAAACCCGTCGCTGTGGAAGGCTGCTGGCTCAGCCACGGCGGTCTCGTTCGTCGACAACGTGCTGCTCGACAACGTCACGCACTTCAACAATTTCGGCGCCTCGCTTGCGGCCGCGCGCTTCAATAGCGCGTTCCAGAACTTCTTCGCTCCGGTTGATTTCGAGCTGGCCGCGATCAACAGCCTCTATCCGACGAACGAATATTCCTACATCACGAACCCGCTTTTCACGGCCACGAGCGGCGGCACCAATACCACCTGCACACTTTCGAGCGGTACGGTGCCCTCGACCTGGACGCAGGTCTGCGGCACGGCAGGCGTCAGCGTTACCATCACCAATGCTGCTTCGACATGGTGTAACTCGGCTGGCAATTGCGGCAACGACATCACGTTCGCCATCACCACGACCGGTGCGGACACGTGGCGGATCCAGAGCACCGCACCGAGCGCGCAGAACTGGGATTTGAGCTATTTCTGGCAGGGCGGCGCCAAGGTGTCGGTGGCGAACGGCTCAAGCAACTGCTCAGTCTATGGCGACTTGGCGATGCAGACCGATGCGGGCACGCGGGATTCCCTGATGCTCTATGGCGCCGCGGCCGCCACGGGAGGTGGCACAAACAACGGCCCAACGACGGCCTACACGTTCGATCTGAAGGGCTATCCCACCAAGCCATTGGCGGCCTCGACGAGCAAAACTGCGGTCACGATGCGCGTGCTGGCGAATTTCACGGCGGCAGGCAGCTGCACCATCACGGTGAGCCGCGCTTTCATGAACCGGGTGTTCAACTACAACCCGGCCACAGGAACGTTCTCCGGCTGGCTGCTCATGCGCGATCTCGATCCGGCATCCAACGACAATGCACCCGCTTGGCTTCTGAAAGCCGGCTAGGGAGACCAGCGATCATGTCCATCAAAGGCAAGCCCGTCACCTCCGCCCCACCGCTGCTGAAGAACGCCTCCGCCGCACCCTTCGTCTATTTCGACAACGCGCCGCTCTACGGCATCGTCGGTCTTGGCATCGAGGTCGAGCTGACCGCGGCCACCATCGTTCCGAAGGCGGACGGCACGATCGCGCGCGAGGCCGTCTGCGTTTCGCATCTGCGCTGTTCGCCGCATGCGGCGCTCGCCCTGATCGACAGCCTGCAGAAGGCGATCGAGATGAACAAGAACCAGGCGTCCTCGCTCGCGGCTCAGGCCGCCGAGGTCGCCAAAGCCGCGCCGGCCGACAAGGCCACGTAAGGCAACAACAGACTTTCGGTCAGCGCCACCAGACGGCGTGCGGCTTCCAGAGTGCCGATCTTCAAACCCTGCGGCAGGCGTCCTCCATAGCGGCGCAACGCAATTCATCAGTGCCGGCGTGCCGGGCGAGGTGGGCAATTCCCGCCACGCTCGCGAACGGCGCTGCGGTCCGTCCAGCACCAGACGCTGGCAAGTGAAAAGGTAGCCATTCAAATGGGTCAGTTAAGGGAAGTCGACGCCATCTCCGATGCGATCATGGAAACGGAGAAAGAGATCGCAGGAGAAGCGTGGGGTAACGAAGAGACGTCCGCGCTCGACGAGACCGGGGGCCGTGCGCTGGAAAGCATGGGCCAAGGCCTCGAAGGCCAGCACGAAGTCGAAGATGGCGACGCCAGCTCCGAGGAGCAGGAAGACGGCGACTCCGAAGAGACCGAGGAAGCCGAAGAGGGCGAGGACGGGGAAGAGGGCGATGAGGCTGGAACGGAGACTGCCGGTGACGGCAAGACCGCACAGCAACAGCGCGAGCAGGAGCCGCCGGCGGGCCGTGTGCCTTCGGGTAAGCTCCGCGAGGAGGCTGAGAAGCGACGGCTGGCAGAGGCTCGTGTAACCGAGCTCGAAGCCAAGCTTGCAGGCACAACGGGTGACAACCCGAAGATCGCCGCGCTCGAAGCTCAGCTCCAGCAGCTGACGAGCATTCTCAACGGTCAGCGGCAGTCGCCGCAAGCCGTGAAGGAAGAGCCGAAGGCTGAGCCCGAAGTCCCCGACATCTTCGAAAACCCCAAGGGGTTCGTCGAGCACATCCTTGGTGCCGTGCAGCAAGCGGTCGCGCCTGTCCGGCAGGACGTTCGCAAGAACGCCGTCGAGACGAGCTTCGCGCTCGCCCATGCCACGCACAAGGACACGTTCGGCAAGGCGTTTGAGGCCATCAACGGCCTCAATCCGCAAAACCCCGACGACCGGGCAACCGTGCAACGCATTTATAACTCGGCCAATCCGGGCGAGGAATTGGTGCGATGGCACAAGCGGAGTCAGGCGCTCGCGCGCTTCGGGGAGGATCCCGATGCAGCCGAGGCCCGGATCCGCGAGGATACCCGGCAAGCCCTCCTGAAAGACCCTGAGTTCCGGAAGCAGTTGATCGCCGATCTGCGTGGCGAAGCTGCGGCCGGAGAGAATGGCCCCGCGCGTACCACCACCCGACTGCCGCAATCGTTGGCACGCGCCGGCGGCTCCAATCTTGGAGTCGAACGCGGCGATCACGTCGTCAATGACAATTCGGATCAGTCGGTCGCTGACGCTGCCTGGCGCTGAGAGCGTTCTTTCCAAAATGACGATGCCTGCGCGCCTCGCTTAACTGGCGATGCGCAGTAAGGCCGGTTTGCAAACAAACGAGACCAGCGCGCGGGCCTTGCAAAAGGACATCGCGCCATGGCGCTTACGACCACTGCTGCAAACAACAAGCTCATCTACTTCCGAAAGGAAATCTACCGGGAATATGTTCGCGAGAACCTGTTCTCGCCCTATATGGGACCGTCGATGAACGCGATCATTCGCGTCATCACGGACCTGGACAAGGGCGGCAAGAACGGCGGCGAGCAAATCAACATCCCGCTCCGCGCCCGCCTCAATGGCGCTGGCGTCGGCTCGGGCGCACTGCGCGGCAACGAAGAGGGTCTGGACAACCAGGGCACCCGCATGTGGATCGACTGGTCGCGGCACGCGGTCACGATCACCAACGCCGAAGAGCAGAAGTCCTCGATCGACCTCTACGCCGAGATCAAGCCGGCGCTGACTGATTGGGGTCAGGAGAAGCAGCGCGACGAGATCGTCGATGGCTTCTACGCGCTGCCGTCGCAGAACCCGCCCGCGGGCCTCGGCTCTGCGAACGGCCAGCGCGTCAATGGCATCCTGTTCGATGCTGCAACCGCGGCCCAGCGCAACACCTGGATCACGGACAATGCCGACCGCATCCTGGTCGGCAACGGCAACACGGCCAATCTCGTTGCCGGCAACTTCGCCGCCTCGATGGCGAACGTGACCGGCGCGATGATTGTGTCGGGCGCGCTCGTCAACCGCATGAAGCGGTCGGCGAAAAAGGCCAATCCGCGCATCCGTCCCTTCAAACTGAAGGAAAACGGGACGGAGTGGTTCGTGCTGTTCGTCGGACAGGAGCAGTTCCGCGATGCCCAGAACGACGCCGACATCAAGGGTGCCAACCAGAACTCGCGCGCGCGCGAGAACCAGGGCTATTTGAAGAACCCGATCTTCGTCGATGGTGACCTGCTCTACAACGGCGTCATCATCCGCGAGATCCCGGAGCTGTCGCTGCGCCTGCCGGTCTTCTACGCGACGGCAGGTTCCGGCGGCATTCAGATCGCGCCGGCGTTCCTGTGCGGGCAGGGTGCGATGGCCTGGTGCTGGGGCAAGATGCCGACGCCGACCTTCCTTAAGGAGGACGACTATCAGTTCCTCCGCGGCGCGGGCATCAAGATGGCCTACGGCGTCGGCAAGATCGCCAAGCTCAATGCGGCGGGCAACTTCAAGGAGTGGGGTGTCTATACCGCCTTCCTTGCCGCGGTCGGCGACAACTAGACCTTCGGCTGAATGAAAGAAACGGCGCGGCTACGCCCGCGCCGTTTCGACCTCGATCAACCTCACATCATCGGCCGAAGGAGGCCAACCATGTACCAGACCATCCTGGCGAAGCTTCGCGCGCTCGCCTTTCTGTCCCGGGTCGCTGCCATCGCGGCGATCGCAGCTCTTGGTGTTGCCGCCGTCACGATCAGTCCAGTAGCTGCGCTTCAGGTCGATCAGACCCGCAACTTCCCGGCCCGGCAGACGCCCGACCAGCAGATGAGCTACTACCGCATCACGGTCAACTTCAACGACCAGGGCATCAGCGCCGGCCAGCAGTTCGGCGCATTGCCGGCGGGCGCCTACATCTACGCGATCGACGCTTATGTGACGACCGCATTCAACGCGGCAACCACCAACGTCGTCACGGTCGGCACCACCAAGGCCAGCGCGAACGAGATCGTGGCCTCCGGCATCAGCGGCAATCCGCTCGCAACCGGGGTGCTTCACCTGACCTCGGCCGCGGGCCTCGGTATGGCCGTGACGAACGTCGCCAGCCCGATCCCGCTCTTCGTCAAATATGCGCAAACCGGCACGGCCGCGACCACGGGGCAGATCGTCATCGTGATCGCGTTCGTCGCGAACAACGACATGTAACCGGCTGGCGGCGCCCGGATGAGCCGGGCGCCGCGCTGCTTCCTTCGAGGAGTCCTAAATGGCAAAGCTTGCGGAAATTATCACCTATGTCCCCGGTCAGCATGACCCGTCGCACGTGAAATGGTGCGGTCATACGTTCCAGGCGAACGTGGCCAAGGAGATCAAGGGCGATCCAGACGGCACAAGCTCCGAGAAGCTCAACGCGCAACTGATCGAGAGCGCGCGCAACAATCCGCATTTCGTCGTCGGCGAGGGCGCCAAGGCAACCCGCGCCTCGCGCGACAAGATGCCCAAGGACGCCAAGGGCTACCGCGCCTACTTCGTGAACTGGCTCAAGGAAGAGACCTTCGAGACGCCGGAGGATCTGATTGGCCGCTTTGCGCGCGACCGCGAGCTTCAGGCCAAGTGCGACGTCGGCCCGGACGACTTCGCGCAGATCGGCGAGCTGTTCGATCCTCGTCTGCACGAGCTCGCCAAGGCCTGCGACTTGGCCGAAGCACAGATCGCGGCCGTGTGGGTCAATCACGGCTACAACCAGCTGCCCTGGTAAGCGATGGCCGCGACCTCTCCATATCGATCGTCCAGCGAGCTCGTGCTCGCGGTCCTCAAGAGGACCAACGTGCTGGCCGTCGGCCAAGCCGTTGATCCTGAAGACTACGCGCTCGTGAACGACAATCTGGATTCGATCTTCCGCAAGCTTGCGGGGCTCGAGATCGTCTATGTCGGGGATCGCGACAACATCCCGGCCGGCTGGTTCTCCGACCTCGTCGACATCTTCGCCGGCGAGTGCGGCTCGGACCTTGGCGTCTCCGGGCAGGATCTGGTCGATCTTGTCAACAGGGGTCTTGGCGGCCCGCCGCAGACTGAGATCGGTGGAGGGGCAGCCGCCAAGTCGCTCAAGATCATCACGCGCGGCAAGCCGACCTACGAAATCTATCGGATGCAGACCTTCTGATGCCGAATAAGCCTGCTCAAATCCCGTTCCCGCTATCGAGCTTCCCGGGCCTCAATCCGCAGGAAAGTTCGGGCCGGCTCGTCAATTGCTACGCAGAGCCCTTGGGCGAGCCGCAGCGTCCGACCGGCCCGTCGATGCAGATCTGGCGCGGCTGCCCCGGGCTGTCGCAGCACGCGATCACGGCGCAGGCGGGCTACCGGGGCGGGCTGCTGGTCAAGAACCTGTCTTACGAGGTGTTCAAGGATACTGCGGCGACGGTCGATGCTGCGGGTGTCGTCAACGTGCTCGGTGCATTTCCGGGCTCCCAGCAAGTCTCGATCGCGCGCAATCTTGCGGCCAATCCCGACGTCGTCGCCGTCGACATCGACAACGGCGCCTACAAGCTTTCGACCGGCGGCGCGCCGACGTCCTACAATGGCGCAGGCAGCTTGCCGCAGCCAAATTCGGTTTGCTTCCAGGACGGCTATTTCTTCTTCACGATCGGCGATAGCCGGTGTTTTGCCTCCGCGCTCAATGCGCTGACGCAGAATGCTCTGACCTTCATCACGGTCCAGGGCCGGGCGGACGTGCAGCTTCTGCGCGGCATTCCGTTTTCCAACATGCTGCTGCTGTTCACCACGGGCTCGTTTGAGGCTTGGCAGGATCAGGCCATTGCCGCGCCCGCGTTCCCCTACGGAAGGTTGACCATCGTCGATGTCGGACTTGTGCAGCCGTCCGCCATCGCCGGCTTCGAAGTCGGTTTTGCCGAGCTTCTGTGGGTCAGCCAGGACTATCATGTGCAATGGATGTCGCCGGGCTCGCTCGCGCCCAACGACGTCTCTCCGCCTGATCTCAATCGGCTGATCGAAAGAGCGGTACGCGCCGGGCAGATCCTCGAGGCCGGGTGCACGATTGCGGGCGGCAAGAAGTTCTGGCGCATTTCGTCGCCCGACTGGACCTGGGAACTCAACCTGTCCACCAAGCGCTGGCATGAGCGATGGTCTCTCAACGGCGGGGTCTATGGCCGCTCGCGCATGGTTGCCGGCCATCCAGCCTTCAGCAAATGGATCGTCGGCGACGTGCAGTCGGGCAATCTTCTCTACCCCGACAATGACAGCTATACCGAGAATGGCGATCCGTTCCTGTTCCGCATTGAATCAGGCCCGGTGCGGGAGTTTCCGAACGCAACGCGCATCGCACGCGCCGACTTCGACTTCGTGACGGGTGTCGGCCAGGAGGTCGGAAACTACGTGATGACCGTGCTCGGAGCCGCGTCAGGAGCGGGCGGCGTGGTGCGGCTGACTGTCGATCAGACCTCGAAGGCCGATACCGGCGATCAGGTCAACGTCGCGGGCGTGACGGGTACGACGGAAGCCAATGGGCCGCACCCGATTTTGGTGGTTGATGCCAACCACATCGAGCTGACTGACGTGCTGTTCCAGAACGCCTATGTCTCCGGCGGCACGGCAACCGACATCTCGTCGCCGCCTGAGGCGATCGATCCGCAATGCGCCATTTCGTGCTCCAAGGACGGCGGAATTTCTTTCGACAATCCATCGCTGCGGTCGCTTGCGCCGCAGGCCCGCGGCGAGCTTGCGCGCGCCAGTGTCAAGAACCGCGGCTTTGCGGGGCCGCATGGCGTGCGCTGGCGGCTCGATATCACTGATCCCGTGTACCGCGGTCTGAAGGGCGGCATCATGAGCGACAATCCGCAGGTGGTCGGGCCATGACGCTGCCCGCCAAGGACAAGAGGTTCGATCCGGGCTTTCCGATTGCCGACAAGGACGGACGGCCGACCGCACTATTCCGGGATTATCTGGTGCTGCTCGATCGCCTGGTGACGCTGATGGTGGCAGGCAACGCGCCGAGCAATCTCGTCAATGCGGCAAACGATGCTGCTGCCGCCGCTGCCGGCGTTCCTGTTGGAAATCTCTACCGCAATGGATCCCTGATTCAGGTGAGGGTCGTCTGATGTCCATCTTCGATATCTTTACGAACAACGTCGCGGAAGACGCGGCCAACCAGCAGATCGGCGGCATCAATGCCGGCAAGACCGCTGCGACCGGCGACATCAATCAGGGCATCTCGGCGCTCAACACGAATTACACCAAGGCGCTGCAGCCGTATCTGACCAACTATTCAACCGCGGGCGCGGGCGTCGACCAGTTGAAGAACCTGCTCGGCATCAACGGCCAGCAGGGCAACGATGCGGCGATGAAGTCGCTCGAGGCGACGCCCGGCTACCAGTTCCAGCTCCAGCAGGGCAACAATTCGATCAATGCTGCGGCAGCAGCCAACGGCACGCTGGCCTCCGGCAAGCAGCTGATCGACCTCTCCAACTACAATCAGGGTTTGGCGAGCACGACCTATCAGAACGCCGTCAACAACCTTCAGCCGTTCCTTGGTGCATCGAACTCGGCCGCTACCGGCATCGCGGGCGTCAACACTGGTTTGGGCAACGCGACCGCGAGCCAGTACAACTCGCTCGCCAATCTCGACTACACGGCCGCGACCGGCATCGGCAATGCCAACGCCAATGCGACGCTGGCGCAGAACCAGGCCAACCAGAACCAGTGGAACGCGCTGTCGGGCCTTGGTACGGCCGCTCTGTCGATCTTCTCGGACGAGCGCCTGAAGGAGTTCATCGAGCCGGTCGGCGAGCTCTACGACGGCACCAACGTCTACCGCTACAACTACAAGGGCGATCCGGTGCCGCGCATCGGCGTCATGGCACAGGAGGTCGAGAAGGTGAATCCGGATGCCGTGATCGACATCGGAGGCTTCAAGGCCGTGCGCTACGACAAGGCGACCGAGCGTGCAGCTTCGCTCGCGCGCTTCCTCGAGGCGGCCTGATCCATGGCAATGTTCGAACAGACCGTCGCCGTTCCGAGCACGCGCGATTACGGCGCGCCGACGCCGGACATCTTCGCGCAGGTGGCGGGCCTGCCGAACGCCTACTATGAGGGTCAGTTCAATCGCCAGAAGCGGGACACGAATGATCAGCAGTTGCAGCTCAACCAGCAGCGGATTGCAGCTGGTCAGCGGCAGCAGCAACTCGCGGAAGCATTCCAGTCGGGTGGCGCTCTGGATTCCAAGGGCAACTATGATCCCGTAAAGGCGCAGGCGCTCTTTGCCCGGTTCGGCGTGCTTGACGGCATGACGCAGTTGCAGCCTCAGGTGCTTCAAAAGCAGGCGATGAACGCGCCTCAGTCGCCAATGCTGACGGGCGGCCCGCAGCAGGCTCCTGCCGTGTCCTCGCAAGCATCTGTTGCCGCACCTAGCGCAAGGGGTGGCGATGCCGCAGGCTCGGTCATTTCGCAGGTGACCGATGCGCTCGGTGATGGCAATCCAAAGATCGGCGTCGTTGCAGGTAATATCGCAAGCTCCGTTGGCGCAGACGCTAACGGCGCGTTGACGCCTGGGCAGGCGGCGCAGGTCAGGGACAGGCTCGCAGCGTACCTAAAGCGCAACAACATCGCGCCGACCGGGGGCGGCGCCGCTTCGGCGGCGCCTCTGTCGCGACCGTCGCTGGCTGAGGCAGGGCAGGACGCAGATGCAACGCCGTCCCAGCGTGTTGCCGGCGCATTCGGTGCGCTGCCGCCGTCGGCCAATGCCGGCACGCCTGCGGCACAGCCGGCGCCGCAGCAGAAGCCGCAGGGTGCGCCAAATGGCGCACCCTCCGCGCAACCGGCTGCACCCGTGACCGCGCAGCCGCAGGGGCCCGTCGCGCAGCCTATGCCGCAAGCTCCGCCCCAGCCGCAAGGCCAGCCGATCGTGCCGCAAGTGCCGTTGCCCAAGGGCTTTACGGATCCGCAGGCGGCCATCCTGGCGCTGAAGCAGGAGGCCGCGCGGGTTTCGCGTCAGCCTGGCCCGGGCGCAAAGGCGGATGCTGAGGCCCTCAGTGATTGGGCGAGCCGGATTGAGAAATCGATTCAGCCGGTCCCCATGCGGCCCGGAGAGACGTTGCTTGATCCGCGTACCGCGCAGCCGATTTATCAAGGCAACCAACCGACGCTGTCTCCAGACGCGATCAACGCGGCGGCGGAGCGCTATCTTGAATCGGGGCAGTTGCCGCCGAACATGGGCCGTGGTGTCCAAGGTGCGGCCACCATGAGCGCCATTCAAAACCATGCAGCCGAGATCGCCAATCAGCGCGGGATCGATATGGGATCGCTGCCGCAGAAGTGGCAGCAGTTCAAGGCCCAGCAGGTCGCCATCCAGCGCTTCACCTCGGGTCCGCAGGGCAACACCATTCGCTCCTTCAACGTGCTGGTCGACCATCTCGATACGCTGACCGACGCTGCGGCTGCGCTGAAGAACGGCGACAACCGCATGCTCAACCGCTTCAAGCAGAATTGGGCTGCGAACACGGGCAGCACGGCGCCGACCAATTTCGACGGCGTCAAGGCGCTGGTCGGCGACGAAATCGTGAAAGCCGTGGTCGGCTCGGCCGGCGCGCTCGCAGATCGCGAGGAGGTCAAGAAGGACCTCGACCGTGCCTCCAGCCCGGCGCAGCTTGCCGAGCTCGTCGAGAAGTACAAGAAGCTCGCGCTGGGCCAGCTGCACGGCTTGCAGAAGCAGTATGAGACTTCGACGGGCCTGAAGAACTTCGGCTCCATGCTGCTGCCCGGGACGCTCAAGGCCCTGGGCGGGGGTGGGGCGGAAGGCGAGAAGCCAGCACCAACGGTCAGCAAGGACGGCTGGACCGTCGTCACGGCGCCGAACGGCAAGAAGGCCCGGATTCAGGAAATTACGGAGTAGGGCATGCCGACCTTCCAGATTGAGCAGGACGGGCGCAAGTTCAAGGTGCAGGCCGGCAGCATGGCGGATGCGACCGAGGCGCTGAAGGCGCATATGGAGACGAGCAAACCCGCGCCCGGCATGGTTGAGGGTCTGACGCGCGCGGCAGCGCGCGGCATTCCGATCGTCGGCGGCGCGCTCAACAAGCTCAACGCCGCAACCAACGCGGCGCTTGCGCCCGTGGTCGATCCGCTGCTCCCGGACAGCTTCGAGAAGCTGCCGGAAAAGAGTTTCGGTGATCGCTATCAGCATGCGCTCGATATCCAGGAGGGCAAGGACAAGGGCTTTGCGCAGGAGCATCCGGTTGCGGATACCGCTGCGGAAATTGCAGGGGGTGTTGCCGCAACGGGCGTTGCGGCGGGGACCGCAACGGGCGCACGGCTGTTGGGACTGACCGGGCGGACGATGCCGCAGCTGATGGCGCGGGGTGCGGCCAGCAATGCCGTGGTCAGCGGCGCCGATGCGGCCGTGCGCGACGAGAACCCGTTGACGGCGGGTGGGATCGGCGGCGCGATCGGAGGCCTCGCGCCTGGTGTCGGCCGCGTCGTCAACGCCAAGGTCGTGGAGCCCGTGCGCAATTTGGTGCGCGGCTTTACGAAACCCGGCGAAGAAGCCGAGCGCCGCGTTGCAACCGCGATCGACCGCGACATTCGCAATCAGGACCGCGGCCTGACGCTTCAAGAGATGACGGACGCCTCTGCGTCCGGCCAGCCGGCGGCCTTGATCGACGCGGGCGGAGAGACGACGCGAGCATTGGCGCGTAGCGCGGCCAACACCTCGCCTGAGGCGCGTGCGACGCTCAATCGCACGATCGACGATCGCTTTGAGACGCAATCGCCGCGGCTCGCGGACTGGCTGCGCAACACGTTCCATTTTCCAAATGCGGATGCGCAGCAGGATGCACTCGACAAGATCGCGCGCACCGTCAATCGGCCGAACTACGCCAAGGCCTATTCGGAAGGCGCGAACATGCGCTTTACCGAGACGCTGGAGCAGGTCAGCCAGGCGCCCGTGGTGCAGGATGCGATCCGCAAGGCGATGGTGTCGGCGAAGAACGATGCGGCCAAGCTCGGCTTCACGCCGCCAAAGAACCCGTTCCAGTTCGATGAGACCGGACGGCTCAAGCTCAAGGCCAATCCGGACGGCTCGAAAATAGAGCCGAACCTCCAGTTCTGGGACATCGTCAAGCGGAACCTCGACAAAACGGGTACGCCCGAAGCGCGCGACTGGGCGAGGATCCTGCGAGAGCATCTCGACGACGTGGTGCCGAGCTACGCCACGGCGCGCGCGGGAGCTGCAAAATTCTTCGGCGCCGGCGACGCCATCGAGGCTGGGCAGAACTTCGTCGGCGCCAGCGATCGCTTCGGCCTGCCGGAAGCACGAAAGGCGCTTGCGAAAATGTCGGCCGATGAGCGCCAACTGTTTCAGGACGGCTACGTCTCGCGCCTCGTGCAGACCATCGAGAAGACCGGCGATCGCCGCACAGTGCTCAACAAGATCATGAACTCGGGTGCCGCGCGCGAAGAGATGTATGTTGCGCTCGGCCCGCAGCGCGCTAAGGAGGTCGAGGCGCGGCTTCGTGTGGAAGGCATCATGGATCTGGCGCGCCCTGCGATTCAGGGCAATTCGACCACAGCGCGCCAACTGGTCGAGCTCGGCCTCGCTGGCGGCGTCGGCGGATATCAGAGCTACGAGGGAGATCCTCAGGCGATGCTAAAGGCGGCGCTTGTCTACGGCGCGGCGCGGGGGCATCGGGTGATCGACGAGCGTGTCGCCAAGGAGGTTGCCAAGCTTCTTGCGTCCTCCGACGTCACCAAGCTTCAGAAGGGCATCAGGCTGATTGCGGGCAACAAGAATATGCTCGCGTCCATCCGTAATGCAGATGCCAAGATCGCTGCGATAGCAGCGCGGGGTGCCGAGCCCGGGGTCGCTGACCGCGTCGGCGGCGAGTAGCGCTTCATCGCGTCTGTTGCGGACCCACAGGTAGCGAAACCAGAGCGCGGCGAGCGGCACGAAGTAGAACCAGAACCAGCTCTTCGGCAGCAAGGCCATGCAGGTGAAGAACACGACAAGGCCGATCGCGGCGACCCGAACGTCCCATGCCGCCTCGATCTCAAGCTGCTTTCGGAATTGTGTCATGGCCAAAACCTATCTGCGTCGCCGCAATCCGGCAACCGCACGTGTGGAGAGCATCAACCCATGTTTTTGAAATACCTCAAGAATATATCGATTTTGGCACTTCTGGGAATCACCCTATCAGTGCCGTCCGCCCATGCCGCCGGCACGATTCCGCTGGCGCTCGCAATCCAGCTCGATACCGACGGCAGCGTGGCATCGAACTGCCAGGCGACGTTCTACCGGGCCGGCACGGTCGCGACCAAGCAGAACGTCTATTCGGATTTCTCGCTGACGCAGGCGATGTCCAACCCGCTGTCCTGCGATCAGTCCGGCCGGCTGCCGCTGTTCTGGATCGCCGATGGTTTGATCCACGTCCGCCTGACGAACGCCGCAGGCAATCCGATCGTGGACACCACCATGCAGGTGCTCGGGCCGTCCTCGGGCGGGGGCGGGGGCGGGGGCACGGTCGACCCGACCGCGCTTTATGCGACCGGCGACATGAAGATGCGCTGGGGCACCGGGCCGCTCTCCGGCTTTGTGCGCCTCAACGGGCTTTCGATCGGGAATGTGTCGAGCGGCGCGACCGAGCGCGCCAATTCCGACACACAGGCGCTGTTCGTTTATCTCTGCGGCGCCGATCTCAATCTTCCGATCTCGGGCGGGCGGAGCGGCAATTGCCTCAACGACTACAATGCCAGCAAGACGCTGACACTGCCTGATGGACGCAATACGCTCATCGCCGGCCTTGGCGACATGGGCAATAGTGATCGCGCGCTCTTCTCCGGCGTCACGTTTACGTCTGGTAATTCGACGACGCTCGGCAGCGTGCTTGGTGCCGCACGCAATACGTTGGCGACGACGAACCTGCCGCCGTACACGCCGTCCTTCAGTTCGCCGCCTGTTCTGACGTTAACTGCAAATCTGAAGACACAAAACTCGGCCGGTACCGATCAGGGCAATTTCCTCGCTATTGGCAACACGGCCGGCACGTCAGTCGGCGCGGGCAGCGCCTGGATCGTATCAAACTCGATCGCCTACACGTTCGCGCCACAAGGTGGCGCCAGCGCGCCATTTTCTGTCGTTCAGCCCACGATGCTGACAACCATCTACATGAAGCTCTGAAGGCGCGGGCGATGTATCTCAATCCCGTCCTATTGCCTCAGCAGACCAACCGCGAGGATCTGCTGCGCACGATCTGCCTGTTCGATGACGACACGGGCGAGGCGATCGACGTCTCGGGGCGGGTACTGGCCGCGCCGGGCGATTTCACGGCGGCGGCCTGGGTGGTGACGTCGGGGGCGATCGTCACGGCCTCCGCCACGCAGCTCACGATCAAGGATTATCCGATCGGGGCCGAGATGCAGGCGGTCGCCTGTACGGTCGGCATCGGCCTTGCCATCGCGGCTGGCGCGCCCGTGACGATCGCCGATGCTGCGACCGGCAAGAACACCATGACCGGGTACGTCACATCCTACGCGCCCGCAACCGGCGCCATGGTGACGCAGGTCGGGAGCGCGTTCGAATTCGAGATCAGGGGGCGGCACCATCATGAAGGCTATGGCGGCGGCTACGGGCCATCCTCCGGCATCGGGACCGATGCGTGCGAGGCGCCGCTGATCTCCGCGCAGCTCGGCAGCGGGCTGATCCTGATCGATCTTGGCCGGATCGAAATCCGGATTCCGGCGGCCACCATGGCCAAGCTCCGCCATCGCACCTACGACATCGCGATGGCGGCCTATGACGGCTACGACAGCCGGCAGCTGTTCATCGGAAAGCTTCCGGTGTTCGGCGGCGGTACGCGGCTGATGCCCTTGCAGACCCCCAATCCCTCCAACCCCTACGGTCTGCCATGACGTTGCCCGCCAACATCCGCGTTGCGACATCCGTTCCATTTCCCTCGCAGGTCAAGGGACGGGGTGCCGTCGCGATCGCGAAGGCAAACGGGGTCTGGACCGTCTCGCTGAATTTCGCCGCACTGCTGCCGGCGGTCCAGTTCGTGCCCAGTCCGGCGACGACCTACGTGCTGGCGTGGGATTCCGTGGCGGACGCATTCTATCTGGTGCAACTTGCGCAGGTGGCCGGCAACAAGGTGGTGAGGGTGCTGGCGGCGGCCGGGCCTTACGCCGCGCAACCGGGTGACGACGTGCTGATCGTCAAGCAGCTCGCAGGTGCTCCCTTCAACATCACCGTCGACTGGTCGGTGCGGACAAAGCCTCTCACCATCGTCGATGGCAAGGGCGATGCCAACGTCAACAACATCACCATCACGCCTGGCGCGGGCCAGACGCAGATGGCGACGGTGAACTACGTCTACACGATCGATGGCGCCGGCGGATCGATCACGCTGACGCCGCTGCCGGACGGAACCGGCGCGTACTAACCTTCCAGATCAGAGAGATATTTCGATGAAGCTCCGCAGCCTGATTGCGGGCGCGCTCGCGCTCGCGTGGTCGACATCCCCGGCGCTGGCGCAGGTCAACCCCGGTACCACGCCGCTGACCGGCGCCAAAGGCGGCACCAACAATGCCTTCATGCAGTTCTCGGGGCCTGCGACCTCGCTCAAGACGTTCACGCTCCCGAACGCCTCCGGCACGGTCGACCTGCTCAACGCCATCCAGACCTTTACGGCAGCCAAGACGTTCACTGATGCGACGCTGCTCCTGGCCGGCTCGAGCTCGGGCACCACGACCCTCAAGGCAAGTGCAGCCGCCTCCGGTGTCCTGACGCTTCCGGCGGCAACCGACACGCTGGTGGCTAGGGCGACGGCCGACACGCTGACCAACAAGACGTTCAACTGTGCGAGCAACACCTGTACCGTTCGCATCGCGTCCGACATCACCGGCCTCGGAACGGGCATTGCAACGGCGCTTGGCGTCAATATAGGCTCCGCTGGAGCGCCCGTCGTCAACGGCGGTGCGCTTGGCACGCCGTCAAGTGGCACATTGACGAATGCCACGGGCTTGCCGCTCTCAACCGGCGTGACCGGGAATCTATCAGTCAATAACCTCAACAGCGGCACCGGCGCGTCATCGTCGACGTTCTTGCGTGGCGATATGACATGGGCCGCGGCGGCAACGCTGGGCAATCCTACCGCGGTGATCGGTCTTACTGCGGTGAACGGTTCCGCGGGTTCTGCCATTCGCTCTGACGGTGCGCCCGCGCTCTCGCAGGCGATCGCGCCGACATGGACCGGGCTTCACAAGTTCACGGCGTTCCCGATCACTGTCGGTTCACCTGCGGCAACCGACAGCGATCCCGCGATCGAGATCTCTCGCGTCGTCGATAACACCGGCTCCGGCAACGGGCATGGTTTCGCCGACGTTTCGACTGTCTCACGCTCTACCGGTGGGCCGATCGGATACAACAGCTTTGACGCGACGCCGACCTATACCGGAGCCGTCAACTTCAACCATTATGCCGGGTTTCAGGCGCGGCAAACGTTTTCGAACACAGGGACCATCGACAACGTGTGGAGCATGGTCTCCACGCCGAGCGTCAACACCGGCAGCACTGTCACCAATCTGTATCACCACTCCACTCTCGAGGTGGGCGGCTCCGGCACGGTCACGACGCAATACGGCTACTACGTAGCCCAGCTCAGCAGGGCCGGAACCAACTGGGCGTTCTACTCGGCTGGAGACAATTCGAGCGTTCTTGGGGGCAATATCGCGTGGAAGGCCCCAACGACGCTGACCGGCACGTCAGGCTCGGTCGGGCAGAACGGCTCCGTGATCTTCAACGCGAGCGGAACGTTCACGGCGACGCTTCCCACCGCGAGCGCAAACCCCGGCCGCGTCCTGTACGTCAAGAACATCGCGGCTCAGACGGTCAACAGCGCGTCGTCAAACGTGGTGCCATTGGCTGGCGGGGCCGCCGCCACGGCCTTGCTGACCAACACCGCAGGGAAATGGGCCGTCCTTCAGTCTGATGGCACCAACTGGGTCGTCATGTCCGCAAACTGAAGCAACTCCCTTCGACCAAAGTCTCGCCTAACGACAACCTCTTAGGGTCAGACAACATGCCAAAAGCAACCAACGCCGCGATGATCGCGGCGAACGAAGCCGTGTTTGCCAAGGCGCAAATCCGTCCCGAATGGCAGGGCCGGATCGATGTCGCCGCACGGCGGCTGTGCGAGCCCAAGACGAAAGCATGGTTCACGGAGGAGTCCGCGCGGCTCAAGCGCAAGGGCTATGATGTGCCATGGTTCATGATCGCGGTCACCAAGGAGATGGAAGCGGGACCAGATCCGCAATTCCTGCGCTCGATCGCACAGGGCGACCGCTGGGACCGCATCTCTGTCAACGTGCCGAAGGGCAGGGGGCCGTTCGATGACTGGCACGAGGCCGCCGACGATGCGCTGATCAAGTGCGCCCCCTACATGGCGCTGTGGAAGAACTGGACGATGGGCGGGGCGCTCACGATCTCGATGAAGTACAACGGCCTCGGTTACTTCACCAAAGGTGTCCCCAACCCCTACCTGTTCTCGGGAACGACAGCCTACAGCAGCGGCAAATATGTCCGCGACAGCGTGTTCGATCCGCAAGCGGTCTCTGCGCAGGTCGGGATCGCCGCGCTGCTGCTCGGCATGCAAAAGTTCGATGCATCGGTCGTGTTCTCGAACGACAATGTTGATGCGCGACCGTCCGCCGCTCCGCCAAAAGACATCGTCGATGAAGCCACCAAAGCCGCACGGAACGTGCGCACGGCGGCGGGCGCGGGCGGCATCGCGGGCGCTGCCAATGAGGGTGCCAAGACGACGACGGGAACGGTTGTGCCGAGCCCGGCGACGCTGCTGCCGTCCCTGGCGGCCTATAGCGTGATCGGCGTTGCGGTCGCGGTGATGATCGCTGCGACTATCACGGTTGCGCGGCGCAAGGCAGCGGTCGAAGCGATCTGGTAGCCCGCGCCAATTGGCGCATCCTCGGGAAAGCATCACATCATGATCCCTGCACTTCGCAGCGCGCTCGCGCTTGCGCTTCACGGCGGCGCGTTCACCCGGTCGAACTGGCTGTTCTGGCTCGACTTCACGGTCTACCCGCTGGCGGCTGCGATGGTTGCGGCCGTCGACTGGCGGGGCTCGGCGATCGATGCGGGATGGGTTGCACTCGCGCTGCTCGGCTTCGTGCTGTTCACCTTCACCGAATACTGGGTGCATCGCCTGCCGCTGCACGCATGGCTCTATCACGACCGGCACGAACGCCATCACACCCATCCCCGGGAATACGTCGTGTTCCCGATCTATTACAGCCCGGCGATCTTTGCGGCTGCCTATCTGGCGCTACCGCATGCCGTCTTTGTCGGCTTCACGCTCGGCTATCTCTGGTTCCTGGTCTGGCACCACCTGCTCCACCACGTTGATCTCAACAGGGTGCCGGCCTTCGTGCGCGCCTACGCGGTCTGGCACCTCGCCCATCACCACGACGAGACCTGCAATTTCGGAATCACAGTTCCGGTCTGGGACTTCGTGTTCGGCACTTATCGGCGCGTTTAACAAACGGAGACTTCCATGCTCAAATTCGCTCTGCACGCCTCGCTGATCGGCGCGGCCATCGCGGTCTATGCGGTCTGGATCAGGCCGAAGATCCGCAACCTGCCGCACATCAGGGAGATGTACGACCAGGCCGACGGCCTGTGGCAGCGCATGCTCGTCTGGGTGCGGGTGCAGTGGGACGGCATCGTGGCGGCCGTCCTGATGATCTGGCCGCAACTGCCGGACATCCTGCAGCAGCTTTCGGGCGCCGACATGTCGGCGCTGATCCCGACCGAGACGACGAAGGTGATCAACCAGGTCATTGGCCTGATCCTGATCGTGCTTCGCGTGCTCAATCTGAAGGCCACCAACAACATCACGAAGTAGCGCCATGGGCATCTTCATGGGCTTCTTCGCGAAGGTGGTCGCTTTCTTCTCGTCGCAGGCCTTTCTCGGCCTCGCCAATGGCGTCGTCTCCGTCCTCAACAAGCGCAGCGACAGCGCGGTCGCGATCAATCAGGCCGACGTCGGCGCCGGCCGGGACGTCGACCTTGCCCAGATTAACGCCAACCTTGCGACCATGCATGAGCAGGCCGCGCTCGCGACCTTGCGATGGGGATGGTGGGGCACGCGCTGGCTGATGCTGGCTGCCGCGCTGCCGCCCGTGATTCATTCCGGCATGGTCTATCTCGATAGCTGTCCGTTCTGGTGGCACGACGTTGGAAGCTGGGGCGTGGCACGCGCGCCTGGCGTCTACGAAGGGCAGGAGCTTTCGATCATTGCGACCGTCGTTGGCGTTCTGACCGTCCAGACCATCGGCGGCGGCATCGTCTCGGCAATCATCAAGAAAAAATAAGAGGAAGATGCGGACGATGATGGATGCTGACGACATTCGGGCGATCGTGCGCGAAACGCTGGCGGAGGAGCGGCGTATCCACAACGAGGCTGCCGACGACGTGATGCTCAAGACAGTCTCGGCCATCCTGACATCGTTCGGCATCGAAGAGGACGATCGCAAGGAGTTCAAGAAGGACCTCCAGCATCTGCGGAACTGGCGCCTCAGCGTCGATCAGGCGCAGACGATCACGTTCAAGGCGATCGTCACATGCATCGTCACGGGGATGATCGGCGCGATCTGGCTCGGCTTCAAGACCGTCGTGACCATCAAGGGCGGCGGCTGAGGCGATCTCGCCTACCGGCACCGACGCGAGCGTCTGGATTTAAAGGAGATCGACATGACTTTACTGTTTGGCGCGATTGTGGCTTTGCCTGCTGTCGTGACGGCGCTCGCCGCCTGGCTCGATATCTGCGCCGGCAAGGTCGACTGGCCTTGCGTGGACGAGCGGCCCTCGACCGCGGTCGCCGCATGGTCGTGGCTGGTGTTGCCGGTCGTGATTGTCCTTGCGCTCTTGCTTTGGCCGCTTCCGTCGCAGGCCCGCGACGACGGCCGCTACGCCAATTCCGCGCTCAAGCCCTGGTTCGACAGCTTGCGCAGCGGCAAGGGCCCGTGCTGCTCCGACGCCGACGGCTATGCGCTCAGCGACGTCGACTGGGAATCCAGCGGCGGACACTACCGGGTCAGGATCCCGGTCTCCAACGATCCGGCCGACAAGGCTGTCATGACATGGGTCGATGTGCCCGACGATGCCGTGATCACCGAGCCGAACCGCGCGGGAAAGACGATGGTGTGGCCGATCTGGGGATATCAGGGACCAGGCATCCGCTGCTTCATGCCGGGGAGCATGACGTGAGAACGCTTTGCATCATCGCGCTGGCCGTATTCCTTGGCGTTGGCATCTCGTTCCTGGTGGTCGCAGGCAAGGCCTTCCTCGACCTCTATTGCGCCTATGCGCCCTGAAGTCGGGGCAGCGCCATTTTGCTCCTTACCGCACCATCACGGTCGGCGCCCGGACGCAGTATGTCGTCAAGGTCTCACCTGAGGATTACGACTTCCTGATGCAGTGGAAGTGGACCTATGCCGTCAGCCACCAGGGCGGCGGCCTGGTCTACGCGCGCCGATCGATCCGGAGCGGGGATGAGAACGTCACGATCCTGATGCATCGGGTCATCATCACGGAGCGGATGGGCGAGGAGCGGCCAAGCCTGAAGCACTTCGTCGATCACGACAACGGCGATAGTCTCGACAACCGGCGCATCAATGATCGCAGTCGAGCTCAACTCGCCTGGCTGACTGCGAAGGAAAATATGGCGAAGCGGGTTGGTCACATCTGCCGGCCGGTCATCAAGCCGGCGTTCTCGCCGTTGTCGGACATCCCGTTCTAGCGCGCCCGCAAAGAAGGGTGAGGGGACCTCGACGTCCTCTCGCTTACGGTTTGCGAGAACCTCCAAGACTGGCCCGGTGCGGGGTGCCCCTTACGCCGGGCTTTTTCGTCTCAGCGGATCAGCCGGTATGTCCGGGCCGTCTTTGTCCGCTCCACGACCGGTGCCGGCTTCCCCGCATTGAGCGCCCGCATCATTCCTATCCGGGCCAGCATGGGATCGCCGCCGTGCTCGGCGACCAGCAGCAGGGTCTCCGTCGCCGCCTGCCATTCCGGGCGCTTCTGGGTCGGTGCCGGCAGGGCTGAGATATAGTCGCCGGCGTCGCGCAAGGTCACCAGCTCGCGGCCGTCGGTCAGGGCGATTGGTTCGTCGAAACCGCGCGACCAGGTCATCCGCGCTTATGCCACGGCCGGGACCTATCGGCGTCGATCGCGCGCGCTTCGCGGATCTGATCGTAGCTGATCTGCGATTGCAGGTCGGCCCATGCGATCCGGAACTGCGCCTTGGCGGCATCGAGGCTTGCGCCTCGCCCGCGGTGCGAACTCCGCTGGGGTACGTTCGGCAGGCCACAGCTCCACGACCATGCGTCGCTGCCGCCGACGCCGACGGACTTGAAGATCCGGCCGATCGGAAGCCGATCCCAGATTACGATATAGTCGCCGGGGGCGGTCTCGCCGCCGATGACGGTGCGGCGCAGGGTGAGGTCGTCGGGCAT